GATTCGTCTATACTTTGTACTGCTTTTTTTAAAAGATCAAAATTATTAACAACTGGGATGAAAATAAACTTTTTCATTTTATTTTATGACAAGTTATTATTATTTTTTAAATCTTGAATTTCTTTAGACAAATCTTGAATCGCTTTAACAAGAATTGGAACTAGTTTTGCTGGGGCAACCTCATACCTGTCTTCGTTGTCTCTTAAGCTTAGTCCTAACCATTCGTGACCATCTATAGAATCTTCTGATTCCATTACTTCTTGTGCAATAAATCCAAAGTCTTCTATTCCAACCTTGGCTTCATCTCTCATATTCCATTCAAATTTAACTGGTCTCAAAGATTTTACAAAATCAATTCCAATAGGTAGATCTTCTATATTTGTTTTATCTCTTTCATCTGAAAGACCTGAAATTGATGTAACCTGACAACGTAAAGAAGTAATTGATGAATTTCCTAGAGTAATTTGATTTGACACTGATGTTGTAGATGGCATAGCAGATTTTCCAATAATGATATTATTAGAGCCAGATTTCAATCCCGCTACAGGTGCATATTCATCATTAGTAAAACCAGCCTCAAAACCAATAAGAGTATTATTGGACCCACTTGTAATGCTAGCTCCTGCTTTATGCCCTACCCCTACGTTCTGTACACCAGTATGTGTTCCATTATAAACAAATAGCTGTGAAGATAGTGCACCATATCCAAGTGCAGTATTATAATAACCATCATTGTTATAGCCAGCGTAAGTTCCAAGATATGTTCCATCTTGTGAATTTGGGCCTGAATATGCACCAGCGCTGGTGCCAACTGCAGTATTATACTGTCCACCAGTTGAGTTTGCCATTGCTTCATATCCTATAGCTATATTATGGGAACTAGATGTGTTGTTGAAGCCAGCCTGGAACCCAATAGAAACAGCGCCAGTGTTTGTTGAACTTTTACCAGCTTGGTACCCAATAGATACATCTCCATACTTAGAGGCCCTTGCTTCGTGACCAATTGCAACACTACCATTATTTGCACCAGTGGCGGTGTTATATCCCAAAGTTGTATTGCTATTTGCAGTTGATAATGTAAGTCCATATACCGTGCCTAAAGATGTTGCTGTTGCAGCAGATCCACCACTTGCTGGTGTAGCCCACTGAACTCCAGTGCCTGTTGATTGAAGAACTTGACCGTTTGTTCCTACTGCTGATCCTGCTGTAAGTGTTCCAGTTAGTGTAAGTCCAGAGATTGTTGGAGATGTTCCAAATACTAATGCTCCAGATCCTGTTTCGCCTGTTACTGCTGAAGCAAGGTTTGCAGAAGATGGTGTAGCAAGGAATGTAGCAACACCTGAACCTAGACCAGAGACACCAGTTGAGATTGGTAGACCTGTAGCATTAGTAAGAGTTCCAGATGCTGGAGTTCCTAATGCTGGAGTAGTTAGAGTTGGACTTGTTAGAGTTAGTCCAGCAATTGTTGTTACCGTCGCACCAGAGGCTATTGATGTTGATCCAAGTGTTGGTGCTGAGTATCCTGAAACGGTTCCCCAAGAAAGTGTTCCTGCTCCATCATTTGTAAGATACTTTCCTGAGTTAGAAGTTTGTGATGGAAGAAGTGCTGTTGCTGCAGTCATTGCTGTAGTTGCACCTGTACCACCGTTACCAATTGGAAGAGTTCCAGTTACACCTGTTGACAGTGGAAGCCCCGTAACATTTGTCATCGTTCCCGATGCTGGTGTTCCTAGTGCTGGAGTAGTTAAAGTTGGGCTAGTAAGAGTTTTGTTAGTTAATGTTTCTGTAGCATCTTTTAGTAATGTACCGTTTAGATAAAGTGCTTTACCAGAAGCAAGATTAATATGTTCTGATGAAGTCCAAGCATCTGTAGCATCTACCCAGTTAAATGTCTTATCTGTTGTGCCCTTTAATGTAATACCGCCACCATCTGCAGTTGTATCTGTAGGTGTTGCTGCATCTCCAAGAACAATGTTCTTGTCTTCTACTACAAGGCTTGTTGAGTTAATATTTGTTGTTGTTCCGTTTACAGTTAAGTTACCTGAAAGAGTTAAGTCTGTTCCTGATACCGCTCCAGTGAAGGTTGCTCCAGATAGTGCTGCCACGTTTGCTACTAATGCAACTGTTCCTGTATCATCTGGAAGAGTAATTGTTCTATCAGCGGTTGGCTCACCAGCAGTCAAAGTTGTTTCAAAATCGTTTGCTGTTGTGCCTTCAAAAATAATTGTATGTGGTGCTGGTAGATATATACCGTGGATTGTTGGTGTCTGTCCAGTGTCGGTAATAGTTGGTCCATTAATTGTTGGAGTAGTTAAAGTTTTATTTGTTAAAGTTTCAGTCTTAGATGCAGTTGACTTATCATCTAGTTGAGTCTGAATTGCAGAAGTAACACCATTTAGGTATCCGATTTCTGTATCTGAAACATCAGTCACTCTAAGTTGAACTGTGCCTGTTTCATCTGGAAAAGTTATTGTGCGGTCTGCTGTTGGATTTGTAACTGTTAAAGTAGTTTCATGAGCATCTGCAGATGAACCTTCAATTACGATTCCTGAATCTGAAAGCGTAAGTCCTGAAACTACTGGACTTGTAAGTGTTTTATTTGTAAGAGTTTGTGTACCAGTTTCAGTTACTGTTCCTGCTGCAATATCGGTTGTAAGGGCTACAGTACCACTTGCATCTGGAAATGTTATTGTACGATCAGCAGTTGGGTCTGTAAAACTTAAAGTAGTTTCAAAAGCATTTTCTGTTGAACCTTCAACAATAATTGATCCGTCTGAAAGTGTAAGACCTGAAACTGTTGGGCTAGTCAGTGTCTTATTTGTTAAAGTTTCTGTTCCTGCAAGTGATGCTACATCTGCATCTGTAACTGCAGTATTTAGTTGGGCAAGAGTTGAAGTAACTGTATTTGAACCAAGTGAAATTGACTTATTTGTAAGAGTGTCTGTTGAGTCTCTTAAAACAACTGTTCCTGTTGCATCTTGAAATGTTATAGTTCTGTCTGCTGTGGGATCTGTTACTGTTAAAGTTGTTTCAAAATCGTTTGTTGTTGCACCTTCAAAAACAATTCCTGTTGTAGCATTAATTGTTGTGCTATTAATAGTAGTAGTTGTACCAGTTACTGTTAAGTCTCCTGAAACTGTAACATTTCCACTACCGTCGGACAAAACAACTGTTCCAGTTGCATCAGGAAAGGTAATTGTTCTGTCAGCAGTAGGATCTGTAACTGATAGGGTTGTCTCAAAGTTATTTGCCGTGGCACCTTCAAATGTAATACTTGAACCAAAAGCAGGATTAACTGTAGAGTTAATGTCAGCAAAATAGTCTAGATTTGACCAGTTGTTTACTCCATCACCAATCTTAAATCTATTGGTGTCTGACTCCCAGCCAATTTCTCCAGCATTGAGTACTGGCCCTGCTCCACCGTTAGTAGATGTCCACTGTGCTGCAGTACCTCTGCGCTGTTGCATTCTTGTTGCCATTTATGTTACTCCTTTAGTAGTTATATTATAACAGATAATTAATTAAAATTATCTATTGCAATTCCGCCATTCCATTCCATGGCCCATTCATTTAGGTCATAATATCCAGCATCTTGAGATGAAGAAAATATTGCATCATAATATCCAGCATCTTGATAGATACTTGCAATAAGGCCAGTTCCACCAATTGAAGTATCGTGGATGTGCTCTCTTAGGTTTGCGGTATCTTCAAAAGTAGCAATCATTACCCACTCTTCAAAATCTTCTGAATATATAGATAAATGCTTTGTATTTGTATCAAACCACAACTGACCATCTACTGGAGTTGTTGGCTCTGTTGATTGTGTAGGAACAAAAACTGGCTTTGAATCTACATAAAGTTTTGTTGCTGCGTGTGTATTTTCAGTTGGGGTGCCAACTACGACTGCTTGACCAAAAGTACCGCCTTCGGCTACATTAAGCCCATGCTTTACTTTAAAGTCTTTATTTACTGTTGCCATAGTTGACTCCCGTCCCTAAATTATGCTTCGATGTAGATCTTGTGTACTTTAACAGATGTATCTGCTGATGCTCCAGTTACCTGCAGAAGAACGTTTCCTGAAGAATAAACTGCATTTGTTGTTCCAAGTTCAGCGTTGCTAATTACATCAGCATACTCTGTTACGTAAACATCGTTAGTTCCGTTAACTGCAACAAGCATTTCAATTACTTCAATGTCATTGCCCTTTTTCATTTGAACAATATACTTAGCAGCAGAATATGTTGATGCTGACCATGTATCAATTGTAGTTGCTGAAGTTCCAGCAGTTGCTAGAGCAGAACCAACAAGAGCATCTGCAAAAGCAATGCTTGTCGCTGCTGCTGCACCAAGAGTTGGTGTAACAAAAGTTGGGCTATTAGTAAATGCTACTGTTCCAGACCCTGCTTCATCAGTTAATGCTGCTGCAAGGTTTGAAGAAGATGGTGTGGCAAGGAATGTTGCTACGCCAGTTCCAAGACCTGAGATACCAGTTGCTACTGGAAGACCAGTTGCATTTGTAAGTGTTGCTGCTGATGGAGTTCCAAGATCAGGAGTTGTTAGTGTTGGTGATGTCAGAGTCTTGTTTGTAAGAGTCTGAGTTCCAGTTAATGTTACTACTGTTGAATCAATATCAAGAGTGTTTCCAGTCTTGTCTAATCCTGTACCAGCAACAATTTGTCCAAGACCAGTAAACTGTGTGAAGACAAGTGCTGTACTACCAATTGTAACTGTACCGTTATTTGTTAGTGTAAATCCTGAGTCAGCGTTTACTGTTCCTTGCTCTACGAATACCGCAAAGTTTGCAGTTACTTCTGCACCCTCATCTGCATCTGTAGAACGATCTGGAGCACCAGATGCCTTAACTACATAGATACCATTTTGTGAACCAGTTGACTGATCCTTAACAAGAACACGATCTCCAGTAGCAAGAGTTACACCGTCAAGTGTGTCTCCATTTTCAAGATCAGATGCTAGTGTTAGGTTTGCAGTTGTGGCTGCCTTTACAGACGCTTTCCAGTCAATTCCTTGAACTGTTGTGTCTACATAAGATTTTGTTGCTGCATCTGTTCCATCAGTTGGTGTTCCAAGACCTGTAATTTTGTTTGTGCCCATTGCAATCGCACCAGTCATTGTTCCACCAGCAAGTGCTAACTTATTTCCAAGATCTGTTGTAAGTCCTGAAATCTTAGATTGATCAATCGCTGCTGATGCATTAATGTCGCCATTAACAATTGTTCCATCTAGAATCTTTGCTGAAGTTACTGCTCCGTCTGCAATTTTTGCTTCTGTTACTGCGCCGTTTACAATCTTTGCTGTTTCTACAGAATCTGAAGCAAGTTTAGCAGCAGTTACGTTAGCATCTTTAATCTTTAATGTTTCAACTGCATCTGTACTAAGTTTTGCTGCTGTAACTGCACTGTCTGCAATTTCGGCTGTATTTACTGCTGAATCTGCAATCTTAGCATTTGTAACTGAGTTTGCAGCAAGTTTTGCATCTGTTACGTTAGCATCAAGAATCTTTGCTGTTGTAACTGCATCTGAAGCCAACTTTGCTGCTGTAACATTTGAATCAAGAATCTTTGCAGTTGTTACTGCATCTGCAGCAAGTTTATCAGCAGTTACATTTGCATCTGTAATTTTTGCTGTAGTTACTGCACCTGCAGCAAGTTTTCCTGTAGTTACGTTTAAATCTGTAATTTTTACGGTAGTTACTGAATCTGAAGCAAGCATTGTTGCTGTAACTGTACCAGTATCACCAGTTGTAACTACTGTACCTGTTACGTTTGGAAGTGTAATTGTGTTATCTTGAGTTGGGTCTACTACTGCAAGTGTAGTCTCATAATCATTTGCTGTAGCACCTTCAAAAACAATGCTTGATTCAAATGAACCAACTGCTTGTGGGGCTGCCCACTTAACACCTGTTGCTTCGTTTGAGTCTGCTGTTAAAATATAATTATTGCTACCAACGCCAAGGCGTGATATTGCATTATCTGCAGTACCAACTAGTAAATCACCTTTTGCATCTGCAATTTTCTTTGTAAGAATATCGTGGCCTTCAACGGTTGCGGTTGCTCCCTCAACTACTAATCCAGCCTTTACTCTAAAATCTTTTGTTACTGTTGCCATTTATTATCTCCTTGGTTAAGCCTTCAAACCAGTACGCATGTAGCGCAAGGTAATCGGGGTCTGACCCACCACGGGAACTACAGTTAGGTTAACTGTGCCTCCTGCCCTAGAGACGTTAATGGTGCCAATATTCCCATCATTGTCTACTGTTCCATATTCACTGACGTTATCATTTGTAGCATCAGGTACTATGGTTAACTCTGTTGTGAAGAACTTGTCTCCAGTGCTCTTCTTTAATGTGACCACGTATTTAACGGATCTCCATTCTGAGGCTGTAAAATTATCAAAGATTGTACTGTTCTCAATACCAGTGATTGTTACTTCATTGTTACCAGCAGTACCAAGATCTGTTGCTTGTGCTGCAGAGGTATCAATTAAGTCCTCATAGTTTGCTTGAGTTGGTCTATCGCCTGTCTGAAACAGGGCCTTTACGCTTGAAATTGATATTTTAGCCATGCTTGAATTATATCATATATTTTAAAGTATATAGTTAGAGAAACCAATAACCTGTAGCGGAATGGCTGGTACGTTTCCAATACTGTTGGGTATTTGTATTGCCGTAAATCTTATTCTAAATGGCAATACTGAGTTTATGCTTACCCCACGTTTTGTATCAACAATTTCTACATTTGGAAAAGAAACGGCTTCAATAACTCTTGTAAAAACAGGAGTGTTTTCTTTTATTGTAACACTTGCCATTAATTTGTAACATCTTCAAGAAGAGTTATCTTGCCTTGGGCAACCGTCCACACAAGGGTGTTTTGTGGAAGACGTAATTCAATATCAAAAATATCATCTGTTCTTAACTGTGCAGTTTGTGCTGCAGTTAGATTAACCTTAAACTCTCCGTCTTCATCATCTTGATCTTGTGCTGGATTAATTGTAAAAATTAGTGTTGCAGTGTCCGTAATTATTTGAGGATCAACTATTGTGGTTGGTCTCTTAAACTCTGCCTCTATTGTCCAATCAGAAATAGTTAAAGGCTGCTTTGTATCATCTGTTAGGTAGATCTTAAATGATGCTGTATCGCCTTTTACAATAGTCCAGTTAACAAATGGTGGCTTTTCACCAATGTCATATGTAGATGCGCCTTGACCTCTTAAAGTTGCCATTATGCCAAACCTGCTTTCATTGATCCCCATGTTCCATTGCCTTTTGGTTGTCCAACTATAAGTACTCCAGTTGATGCATTTGACTTAGCAACAACTGCTACAGCCCCTGATCCACCTGTTGGAATGGTATCTGTAAGTCCTCCACCATTTGCAACATATAGAATTTCTCCAGCGGTATATGAAGAAGTATTAATATTTTCAAATACACCAGAGACAACTATTACTCCATCTGAACCATTAGTAATTGCTGACTGTGTTATTCCTATTACTGGAAAGGTTGTTAAGTCATCTGAATCAGATTTTGCAATTGTTGGTTTTGTTGAGTACCCTGAAATATATACTGGGGTTCCTTTAGCAATTGATGCACCTGAGTTATTTCTTACTTCTAAAGAAATAAACGGAAGTCCAATATTTAAAATAACACTTTCTATACGCTCAGCAAGTGATTGAATGTCTCCGTGGACATTTACAGGGTCACTTAAAACGGGATAGGGAAGATCGTAAGTAGTAGTTGCACCAGTAGCCATAATACTTATTATTATACCACTTTCCGCACAAAAAATTAAAAAGTTATAAAAATGTTATCTAAAGTTTGACTTTGGTGGCAAATTCATGTTATAATTAATACATGCTACTAACAAGTAGCATTTTTAGTCTCTAGGAGGTTTTTATTATGAGAAGAGATAAAAAGGCTTGGATTGGAATCCTAGCATTGGTTGGGGTTGTAGCACCATTTAGCAACTTTGCCAATGCATCAACTACGGAAAACAACTTACTAATTAAACAGGCTGAAAACCCTGCTGCCACCCACAAGGTGGCTTTTGTTGTTTCTAAAGCAAAAATGTTAGAAAGTTATGAAAACAAGACACATCTTACAGATGTTGAATTAAAGAAGTTGCTTTCTTTGGTTGGGTTTGAAGGCAATGATTTAGTAGTGGCTTGGGCTATTGCCAAGAAAGAATCTAATGGTCGTCCTTTAGCATTTAACGGAAACCATAAGACAGGGGACTCGTCCTATGGGATGTTTCAGATTAATATGATTGACAACTTGGGTCCAGATAGACGAGATAAGTTTGATCTTGACTCTAACGCTGAATTATTCAATCCCGTAAAAAATGCTGAGATTGCATACTACATGTCTAGGGGTGGAGAAGATTGGTCTTCTTGGAAGGGCATAACACCTAAAACTAGAATGTGGATGAATAAATTTCCTAAATAGTTTATATAAATAAAATACCCTCTTGGAGAAATCCTTGGGGGTATTTTTATTTTATTACCTGTATAATCTTATTATGAAGATAGCCATAACTGCCTATGTTGACAATAAAGACAAGTTTGTAGATGAGTGCAACCTAATGACCTATAGTGGTCGTGGGCTTGATTCTAGATTTACCTTTGTTCTATATGCCCATCCAGATATTATTGATAAGTTGGATCGTCATATGAATGTAGAGATTATTCCTTATACCGTTCCAGATAGGCAGTTTTATAAAGACTATGGCTTTGCAAAATCTATGGTTTTTCCATATGACTTGCCTGGCCCACTAGAAGAGTATGACTATATTTGTAAGACAGACACGGATGTATTTTTAACTCCTATGATGAACCACTTTCCATTTTCTACTAACAAGATATATGTTGGAAGAGGATACTACAGTGCTACTCCAGGATCTGTGGAGTCACTAAAAACTGCTGCAGTTCAATTTGGATATCCAGAATATAAAAGAATTGAAGATATGCACTCTACAATTATTGGACCCACACAAGACATAATTAATATCATGAAACTTTCTGATGAATTAGAAGAGAAGATGTACTATGGTTTAGAGTCTGACGGTGAATGGGGTGGAGATTCTTTATTTAGAGGCAATATTGGAAATACCTCTGGAGTTTGTTCTATGTATGCTATGGAGATAGTTCTTTCTTCTTTATACCCCGAAGTTGTGGTAACAAATAAGATAGACTCTGGATCTGATTGGGAAACTCCTTGGACGGATGTATATCATATGCACCAATATCATCATGACAATATATATTCAAAATTTCAAGCAAAGTGGGGGGCATACTTAAAATTAGAACATAGAGGCGGTATGAGTTCTGCAGACTATGCACTAAATACTTATATATCTAAACTAAGTTATATAAACAACAAGTCTGAATTTTTTAATAACCACGATATATACTCTGAGCCAATACCTCCAAACCCTTATTGGGGAGAAGGACTTTTAGTTAAATATAGTTTTAATAAAGAGTAGACTATTGATTTTCTATTTCAGACTTTACTGACTCTGCAAAACTAATGCTTGGGCTCCACTGAATACTGCTTCTATTATCTATGCTTGGAAGAACCGTTGCATCTGGCAAAGTTAATATATTATAAGAAATACTAGACCCATTCTTTTTATATTCTTCTACAATATCAAGCATTGTCTTTTGTTCTCCAGTAAATATATCTGTAATTAAAAAATTACTATTTTGTATATATTCCATGGCTAAAAGATTTGCTTTTGCTATATCTGAAATATGAACATAGTCTCTTTTTGAGTCTGGATTATTTATCTTTATATTAGGGTTATTGCTAATTATTGAAAATATATTAGTACCGTTTTCATCACGAACAGTTTTAGTTTTTCCAACAAGATTAAAGTATCTTAAAATTGCTAATCTTTTGCATAAAAACTTTAACACCTTTTCTTCAATTAGTTTAGATTTAGCATAAGGGTTTGTTCTATTATAAACTGCTGCTGAAGAGGCAAACACAACTGGAATATTTAAAACCCTTGAAACAATACCTACAAAAAAACTTGACAATAAGTTATTTAAATAATAAGACATAGGATTTTTTATAGATTCAGGAATAGACTTTTTAGCAGATAAATGAATAATTGCTTTTGGTTTTTTTAAAGATACATAAAATAATTTAAAAATGTTTCTTACATCATCACCATTTTTTTTATCAAACTCTATAACAGTATATCCATGTTTTATTAAAAGTTCTTTTGTTGCTGTACCAACATAACCCAAAGATCCAGTCAAAATAACATTAGCAGTTGTCAAGAACTTCTCCATTTACAAAATCAAGACCTGCGAATGTTCCATATTCTGCTAAAGTTCTTTTTGTTCCAAGTAGATATTCTCCTACTGTACCTTCTGTTAATGTTTTGTAAATTAGCGCTCTAGAAACTTTATCTAACTTATCAAACTCATCAGGAAAGTCTTGCCAAAGTAGTTTTCTTTTATTTATTTCTACATTAGTATTATGATTGTAGTATAGGTGATACATGTATTGTTGATCTGGAACAACTAGATCATAGCCATGAGTATAGGCTCTTGCTGCCAACCAAATCTCTTCTCCATAAAATGCTATGTCTGTATTAAATGGTAAAAAACCTTTTACTGTAAATATAGATCCTCCAGAAACAGACTTTACAAACTGATTATTATCTTGAACTGGGGTTGATGTCTGTGATGGAATTCTTATTACCTTAAACTGTTCTGGTTTTTCATTAAACTGTATATTGCTAACACTATGTGAAGAAATTAAATCCTTTTCTACAAACTTTGAATTTATTGATGGATACCAATAATTTGCTGGATACATGGTTAGCAATGGCTTTTCAATTCCTTGAATCTGGTAGTTTAATACCGAATTTATTGCAACCTCATCCCAGTTTTTAATAAACCTTGAATGAGAATCACATTGTAAGTAATAATCTTCTCCATCATAAAATTGATGAGCAAGGGCTCTACCCATTCCAAGTCCAATATTATCTGGCGCTTTGCTTTCTGCATGTTTTACATTAGGCAAATCTGGAACATTAATCTCTGACTCATCAACATAAACTGTATGAACACCAAAGTTAATTGTGTGGTTTCCAGAAGACTGCTTGATTGCATCTAGAATTGTAGGGCTTACTTCCAAGTCTCTATATGCTGCTATCTGTATAAATATACTAGCCATTAGTCTCCCCAAATTGCATGTACGCATGTTCTGCAAAAACTTTCAAAGGATTTAACAGTCATGCTCTTGTGCTCAATACTCATCCAGATATCGCTAATTGGTTTTTCATTAATATTACCAAATACCGTTTCAAAATCGTAATCATTGCAACAGATAAACGTATCTCCATTTGCGGCAACATGAAGCCAGCCATTTGGCCTTCCACCAACTTCTATTCCATTACCGCAGCCAATTACTCTTTCCTTGCCTCTTTTTTCTTTACTCTCAATAGCACTTTTATTTGTAATAATTTGATGAGTATCTAAGTGACCATTTCTATCAACAAGGTACGGCATTTCATAAACTTGAAGTCCTGGGAATTTATCAACCCAGCCATTCTTCATTCTTGCAAGGGTACCAGTATTAGGGTCCATATCCATCTCTGGAGCATCTTTAAGTGTTTGAATCCATCCACCATACTCAACAAGAGAATTTTTATTAATACCGTTTACCTGAATTGACATAGCCTTGCTTGCTACCATATCTGGTAATTGCTCTACTGCATATGTTACTTGTTCCATTAACTTGTCAAACATCTTTACAGGCTTACCAGTTGCTTTTGCCCATTCTTCTGGTTCTGATGCTGGTATATTAAAACAAATTCCATGAACAACATCTTGATATTCTCTAATAAGGTCAGTTCTTGCTTTTGTCAGAGGTGTTCCATTAGTCAATACAATGGTTCTTATTTTGTTCTTTCTTAGAACTTCTAGCATCTCTGGAAAGTGTTTATATAGTAACACTTCGTTATAGTGTGCGGTATAAATAAAATCAAAGTTGTCAGCAACAAATGTTCCCTTGCCTGCCATTAATTGATCAATAATGTTTTCAAATACATCTATTGGCATGTTTGTTCTTTGGGCTAAAGGATTCTCGGCATACCTAACTGGACAAAACCAGCAACCTACATTGCAAAGACCGTTTGGATCTATTTGTGCCATAGATATCTTATACTGGTACTTCATACTACCACTTACCTATTGGACACTTTGCTGCTTCTAGTTTTGTTTTTATACTCATAATGCATCCACACTTTTTGCACTGTGTTGTAAGTTTAATTAATTCTGGACAACCTTTACATATTGCTAGTCTTTCTTTTCCTAAGTTTTCATCTTGTGCATAATTGTTTGAATCAAGAACATGCCAAGGTCTTGTTTCTCCCTGAGCCTTTTTCCATTCTTCCCACTTTGACATATTTTTCCCCTTCTAACTTTTATATATTAATTATGTTTGTGCCATCCCAGATATCACCAACATTGGCTACTTGTCCTTCTGGAACTTTAATTAAAGTTGTTTCACTTTCAAATATTGCTTCCATCTGACTATTTATTTCAGTGTTGAGTTGAGCAATTAATGTAAGAATAATCATGTCATTACATAGGTAAGAGTATTGTCCTCTTGATGAACCTTCTATTAATGATGTAGGATCTCCCCCGTTAAACTGTATTCCATCCCAAATAGCACCACTTTTAACTGATGTTCCAAATTCCGTTAAATTTCTAGAAACAATTGGACTACCACTTAATAAGGCGGCATCAATTCTTTCTTTTTTTTCATCTGGAATGTATGTAAATATATTAAATATGTCCCATGTGTTTTGACTATTTTTTACTATACAAGCATACATTTTTTCTCCTTATTATATAAGTATAACATTACTCTCCACAGATTCCTGTTGCACAGTTACCAAATGCTCCACCACAAACTGGACCACCGTCACCGCAGAATCCTGATGGTGGATTTGTTGTAGTAGTTGCTGCTGCAGTTGTAGTAGTTGCTGCTCCAGTTGTAGTAGTTGCTGCAGCGGCGGTTGTGGTAGTTGCTGCAGCGGCGGTTGTGGTAGTTGCTGCAGCGGCGGTTGTGGTAGTTGCTGCAGCGGCGGTTGTGGTAGTTGCTGCAGTAGTAGTTGCTGGGGCACAGGCTGCTGGAATTCCAAGAAGTGAAACTATTTGCCCTGATGATAATCCTGCTGTTTGGGTTGTTCCAGTTATATTAGTAATTCCAGATCCTGTAGGTGGTGATCCGTATCCACCAGAATAGTTGCCATTAAATCCGTTACATGTTACATAAATATTATATGTAGGTGCAGCAGTTGTTGTAGTTGCAGCAGTTGTTGTAGTTGCAGCAGTTGTTGTAGTTGCAGCAGTTGTTGTAGTTGCAGCAGTTGTTGTAGTTGCTACGGTTGTAGTGGTACAGTTAACTGCTGGATAAGATGTTCCAAATTGAACAGATCTTTGAGTTGGAGAATTTACGCATTGAGCATCTAGATTATCTAAAGCCTGTGCAGATGAAGAAACGCTGCTTCCAAAGATTGCCGTTCCACCACAACATCCTGAAGCATACCAAGCCTCAAGAGGTGCTGCTGTAGTAGTGGTTGGTGCTGCTGTAGTAGTAGTTGCAGCAGTTGTAGTTGTAGGTGCTACTGTGGTTGTTGTTGCTGCTGTAGTAGTAGTAGGCGCTGAAGTTGTAGTTGTTTCTGGAGCAGAAGTAGTTGTTGTTCCTGGCGCAGATGTAGTAGTAGTTGGGGCAGCGGTTGTAGTAGTTGGGGCAGCCGTAGTTGTTGTAGGTGCAGCGGTTGTAGTAGTAGGTGCTGCTGTAGTAGTAGTTGGAGCAGGTGTTGTTAATAAATTTAAAAATATACCAATTGCGCTGGGATTACGAAATAGTGGCACGATAACCCCTAAGCAAACTTAGATTGAGATGCCAGACATGTAAAGGTAGCAGAAGCAGTTTTTCTAATCTGGATCATATACACATCTGTTGAGTTAGTATTTCCACCTGTAGGGGCTGTTCCACCCAGCCATTTTGGAGTAACGGCATTGCCATCAATTGTATATGAACTAGGATAGTATGCTGTTCCACCATTTGGGTGCTCAAAAGTTACTGTAATAGATTCTCCAACTGCCATTAATGAGTTTAAAGTAGTTGATGCATTTCCACGAATATTTAATACGTAGTTTGCTGTTGAGTTGACTGTATAAATATGAACAGAGGATGTAACAACATTAAGGTGTACGGTTCCAGTAGCAGCCGTTGCTGATATTGCTGCTTTTTCTCTTGGAGATACTAGAGTTGTTATTTGTGTTTGTAAATTATTTAGTGTGTAAGCAATTGATGGATTTACAAGTTCTGCGGTATTTGAATTTGCAGTGTTATATGCTGTAGACCCATAGTGGTATAGTCTAAATGCTGCTTGAATGTCAGCATTGTCTGCATAACCAGGGATCTCCGTGGGATAAATTGCGCCGATTGATTCAGATGCCATGTCATTTCACCTCATTCATTATATCACAACCGAAACAAATAGATGAACGGATGTTTCTGCATCAAGTGGACCCCAAGATCCATCGTATTCTGATGCCTCAAGATTTATTACTAAGTCAGTTCCAGATACTAATACGGAAGATAAAGATGATGCCAATGGGTTTGAATTTACAATTGAATGCTGGATACTAAAATTATCTGCTGCTAGTCCAGTTACCGATGTTATGTCTGTTATTGGAATAACTATAGATCCACTACCAGCAATTGCACTTGTTCCTGAAACAAAAGTAACTGTGTGTATTTTTGAATATATTGCTGGATTGATATTTAAAACCTCTATCCAGGTATCTCCACCAGGCTCTGAAACATATTGATATAAATATCCATAGTCTGCTCCAGGAGATGAGTTAACATATATATCATTTAATATTGGGTCTAAGTTTTCATCTAGGTTTGGATTTCCTAGTCCAACAAAAAATTTACTGCCACGAGTTCCTGTTGGTCCGATATCAACTAAAAGTTCAATTGTTTCTGGTCCAGATAGAACAGTTAAGTCATCTGTAGATAACACTACGTTTGTCATTAAACGGCACCAGTAATATCATCTGTTACGGTAATTGATCCAGTAAGTAATGTAAAAATAACATCTGGGTTTGGCGCTACATCTGTAATTTGAACGTCATAGACATATGATGTTCCAGCAACTAGTTGTCTTCCTTGAGTAGGAGTAATTGTGCAGGTAACAATGTCGTTTGCTGTATCTACTGTTGCTGTTGCTACAATTTGTGTTCCAGTACTACCACGTCTGTTTGCTATTGTAAATACTGCGGTATAAGCATCTAGTGCAAAGGTTGTACCATTTGCATTTTTTGGACGGATGATAAATTGATACGTGTCACCACGATAGTAACTAAAATTATATGTGCCTGGAAATGCCATTATTCCTCCTACTTTATTATACCATTAACAGACTGATATATAGATACCATTTAATAATATTGTGCTTTCTGAGTCTGTTCTTGCTTCTGGTCTTGCCCCGTAAGTCCTGATCTTTTGATCATCAATATAAACAGTTTGAGGAAATGACATATCATAAGAATATTGATATTTAAGGTTTGCTACATAACAGGTTGGTGTTTTTTCATACTTTTCGTTAAATAGCCTAAACCACAACTCTGTATAGTTTGATTCTGTAGTTATTGTAAAGTCATACCTAATATCAACTTTAGCCCCAAGCTTTAATCCTTTAAAATTAAACATATTGGTGTCTGATAACCAAAGTTGATTGCTGTTTTTCATAATATAATTTTCATTAGATAACTCAAGGTTTGCATAAAAATTAATAGAAACCCAACCGTCATCTCCTCTTTGTGGCCCTAGCATAGTTGGCTTACTTAATTTATTTTTATAATATACCCAACCTGGATACTGTCCTGAAGGAGAATCATACCCTTCTCCTCCTTTACCAGGCTCTCCACGCTCTCCTTGTGGTCCAGGCTTACCCTGATCACCCTTTGGGCCTTGAGGTCCTATATCGCCCTTATCACCTTTATCTCCTTTAGGTCCTTTTTCTCCAGGTTGCCCTTGAATTCCAGGTACGGCAATATATTGTTTATCTAGTTCTTGAGGTGTTGAAGACTTTACAGCGTCTAAATAATTTTTTTTCTTTAAAGGTTGAGGTGGTTCCATGCTAGTTGCCATGGATCTATTTTACTTTACTTTATAAATCTTTGTTCCAACTTTAATTGCAGGTGGAAGGTTTACTTTATTTGAAGTTACTTTAACAATCATAGTGTGCCACTTACATCTCCAAGAACACATATTGTTCCAACTACTGGAGTCCAAACAGTTTCAGCGTCCCCGCCTCCGCCAGATACTCCATCTCCAGGAATTGTAGCGGTAATGTCAAATCTTAATTCTGCAACAACAGGCTTGTATTTTGTACCACCCCAGTTTTGAGTAATATTTTTATCTGCAAGGATATACACAACGCCATCCTCGTATGTCTCAACTACTAATTCGTCCAATACATCTGATGATGGATCATACGCTGTTGCTGAAAAAACCCAAGCACCTGTGTCATATGGGGTAACTTCGTCATCTTCAAAAAATTCTACTTTAAGGTTTGCGTTATCTCCACGGACTACTGTCCATTGGATATTGGCTGGTGAAGCACCGAGTTTTTCAATTAAAGGAGAGCACATAATATTAGATTATACCATAATTCATAACTGGACACCCTAAGCGCAGTGGGGTGGGGGTAGAACTTAGGGTGCCAGCCTTCACATTATAACATTAATTTATACCAGTATACATAAAAGTATAACAAAAAGTTATATATATGGTAACAAAAAGTTATATTCCAAATTGTTATCAAAGAGTTATAATCAGCCAGGGTATTAAAGTTGAAAACAAAGAACTTTTGGTGTATACTTAAATATATATAAGAAAGAATATACTATAGTTAAGTTTTTTAAAGATAGTTTATATATAGTAGTTATTTAGAATTTTTAGAAATATAGTTAATCAATATATCATACATATGATCTAGTTTATCATTGTACGCTGCTCTAGTTTTAGCAGATCTTTCTTGTTCAAGTTTAATGAACTTAATCTCATCACGCATGGAGGTTCCGCCGTTGGTTTTAGTTTCGGCACGGATATCTTCTATTGCTTCGGCAATAGGACGAATCTGAACCTTTATATACCAGCGAATTGAACTAACTATAATCGCTCCAATTGAAAGCAATGCAAGAATAAATTGAGCCCAATCGGTGGTTGTCATGATAAACCTATTATACATTATTTTTATTTTAAATTTCGGCGGGATACGAGTTAAGCCGAAAATAGAGTATACAAACCTCCCCCTGACAACATATGGCATATAATGCCTAACAATGTCAAACACTGGACATATGCTCTCATATCTGCTATAATTGTATTATGGAAATTACAACAACACACGAATTGCTTCTAGAGAAGCTAATAAATCAAGTTACAGATAATGTGCTTGCCAGCATATCACAAAATGATTTAAACCAGGAAGAGATTGAGGCTTCTATGGTTTTAAATAAGAGAAATATTGAGCGAGATGCAAAGGCAATTGCAGATTTAGTATTTAGTTCTTTTTCAGTAGAGTAATACCTTGTCTGACCAGAATGATCGTGAGGTTAGACCTTGGGATTTATTTAATGGTTCCCCCAGGTCGCCAGAAGAAGTTGCAGCACATAGATTAGAAATTTGTAAGGGTTGTGATTTCTTTAGACCTTTGACCCAAACATGCAAGAAGTGTGGTTGCTTTATGGCTGCTAAGTCTATGTTAGCAAATGCTAAATGCCCAGTGGGAAAGTGGTAAGGTTTTATATACCGTTGAAATTTTATATATAACAAAAAGTTATAGTATAAAACCTTCTATTCTGGTTTGTGATCTGATTCAGATTGACAAGAACATCCATTGCAACAGGTTTCTGAAAAAACCTTTATAGCCAGAGAAGATGATTCTGTCTCAAATAGTGGTTGTTCGTTATGTAGGTTTTTTAATATAGCCATAGATCTATTATATCCTATTCCGTGCAAAATCTGAAAAATTATAAAAATGGGGTTTGGCCAAAATCTGAATATTTTCTATAAGTGTATGATACATACTTTTGTGTAGAATAAATAATTTAATTAGTGAGCACACTAGTGTGGTGGTTGCAAAGATCTTAGCAATAGTGCCGTCAATAATTCTAACACTAGTGCCACCGATTTATTCTAACATTTGCAAGGGTCTATGCGGGTTTCATTCTTATCAAAAATAATGATACCTGTGTCACCACAGTACTCGCATGTGTGTGCGTACATAGCACTCATTGACTAGCCTCTTTCTCTAGTAGCATGTTTAGAATTAACTCTAACTGTTGTGCGGTGAGTAGTGCTTGTGCACAACCCCAAACCCATGACAGTGATACATCACCATAGTGCTTAGTAGCAAGAGTGTTAATCTCTTGTGCAATCTCAAAATTGGTTTTCATTAGTTTTCCTCCTTTCCTAATAGGTGGGCATTGTTTAGTGGGCGAGAAGTATTGGCAAACATAGCCTCAATCTTAGCCTTGTTAGCCTCACGCTCTTTAGCGTAGCGAGCCTGTTGCTCTGCTCTTAGTCTTTCTAGTGTATTCATTGGGAACACCTTTCTTTAGTTTCTATACATAGTATTCTAGCACCTACCACTGACAAATTAGCCTGTTTTTCGGGCGTGTCGGTAAAGTATTTTTGTGATGTCCGTCACAGGGGATGTCGAAAAAAGTTATCCACAGGTCTGACCATTCATGTGTGGATAACCTATGTGACATGAAACACATGTGACTAATCTCACAATGTCCGTTTTGATACCATTTTGGAGTTGCGATTTGTCAGACCCCCATGCTACAATTACAGTATAAAGAAAAACAAGGGTAAAGAAATCCCTTAAAGAAAGGTAGGTCAAAATGACTACACTAAACACACTATGCAAGTGGCACGAGCCTCTTGTTTCTGCTATCTCAGAAATTGGAGATGAGCAATTTACACTATGCATGATTTGCGATAGCAACATTGAGCGTTACTACTATGATAGTGACCCAGAACAATTCCCTGCTTGGACAGAGTGGAAGGTATCTAAATGAACGACACTATGCAATTTATAGATGAGCAAGGCTTATGCGCTATGGATAACATCTGCGCTTTCTGCATAACACTATTTGACGGGTGGAATAGATTTTGCCCTAGATGTAAAGACTACAAGGGCGTTATGGCTCTCCCTGATTTTATTAACACTTATGGAAAGGAAGGACTTACAAGATGAGTACCTTTGTTAATCTCCCCTCAGTATGTGGGGCGACATCTGCCAGCGTAGATGTCTATGACCTAGACCTTAACCCTCATGGGGTTATCTGTTGCGATAACTGCGAAAGCATTTTGTTATGCCGTAAGGCTTGGGATTTTCTATACAAGGAGGTTAAATAATGCCAGTATTTAATTTTGAGTTGTTCGTTGATGTAGAAGCAGATGACTTTGAGTCTGCCTATTCATGGCTAAAGGCTATGCCACTTGAGAGACAATTAGACTTTCATGTTATTGACTATAGAGAAGTTGAGGTTGAGTAATGAAAACACTTCAAGAAAAACTTGATGCAGTTGCGTTAGAGTTAGAACCAATACTTTGGGATTTACTAAATGAAATTGAGGAAAACTAATGTTAGTTATTCTAATCGCAATTACTTGTTTTGCTTTTGTTATTGCAATTCATAGTTAATAAAAAAAGTTTTTCAGGATTGATCCCCTGAAAAATTTTCGACAAAAGTTATCCACAGGCTTATCCACAGGGTAAATGTGGTGTATCTCACACACGACACGCCGTGTCAGGACTTGACTTTTTGACATTTCCTTGCTATACTTCTAGTATAACAATTAAATAAGGACAGATAAGGCAATGAGCCTAGCAAATAAATGTGACGAGTATCACAGTGAGCCTAGCGAATAAGTGCCCCAATTTGTCAGACCCCCATGATAGGATAGTCTTATCAACTTAAAGAAAGGTAGTCAAAATGACTTACACTGTTACACTAGAAACCTTTTCAGGTTCTACCAAAAAAATCAACTTCTCATCACGAGGTCAGGTTGCTCAATTCGTATCACAATACCCAACACAATTACCTGTTGGCGTATCTGTCAAAATCGCTTGCGACTCTCTTGGAATTAGTGGCACAATTCGTGGCACTCGTACACTTACTAACTCAAACTAAAGAATAGGAAAACTAAACATGGTAAAAGTTCCTCACTCACTACACTTCGTGACAGAAGTAGACGAAACTCATCCAATCGGTGCACAACTGTTAGCACTAGAGGAGTCAATGCGTGTAATCATGCTTGAGTCAATGCTCAAGGATTTACTTGCACCACGCATTCAGTCAGCACTAGATGAAATTAACGCAGGCGGGTCCTATGCAATTCTAAAGGTGGCAGACTAATGAACGGTGTAAAACTTTCAGTGCGTAATGTAAATGGTGAGGTCTCATACCCTGCGTATGAGGCTCACTCATTTGAAAAAGTTATTGAAATTGTAAACAACACATGGCGTTTAGATAATGTCGCAGATGTAGAAAAAGTGGAGACTTACTAAATGATGACACGTAAAGACTATGTAGAAACTGCAAAAATTCTAAATAAATTTGTTGATGACATTGACTCAAATGATTTTGACCAATTAGTTTTTGAATTTAGCGAATGGTTTGCTTCTGACAATCCTAGATTTGATGAAAATAAATTCTATGATGCTTGCGTTGATGGAATTTTAACAAAGTCTTAGCACTGCAGAGGCTAAGCAAAATCCTAAGCATGATCTAAAACTGCTTAAATTTTTTCGACCCGTTCGGGCGTGTCCTCCACAGGTTTATCCACAGGCTAGATTTGTGAGGTTTATCACATGGCTTGAGCGTCTCAGTATTTAAGATTACTCGGTAGTAATTAGATTTTTGTCAGTCTGCCATGATAGGATTACAGAGTAATAAGGTAATTAAACAGAAAAGAAAGAAGGTTGCCCAATGGCTACTAAACTATACACAATAGAAAACCTACTTGTAGGAAAAACTTATCGCTCTCGTAATCGTCATTTTGAGGGAGAAATTGTATCTGCCTCTCCACGCCCAGCGATTTGGTATGGAGATAATACAGAAGCGTATGTCATACAGGTTAGAACACCTGCGTATTTGTCAGACCGCTATGCTACGATAGCAGTAAAGGTAGGAGAATAATAATGAACGCATGGGATTGCATGGATTGCTATGATGAGGGTGTCCTATTTTGGGGCAATAATCATGGTGAATACGATACAGATTTTTGTGAGTGTAACAAGGGTGTTACGCTTTACAACGAATACACCGCATGGTACGCTAGTAATGAAATGAACGAATACACATTGGAGAACGCATAATGAACGAATACCTATACTCAGTAACAGTTACCTATGACTCAGCCCCTACGCCTAAATGGGTTGGTCGCTACTCAGATGCTTTATCTGCCGTGGAAGTTTATCAAAAGTTTATTGACCACGGATTTGCTAACGAATACGCAACAGTTAATCTTTCTGAACCTTCAGGCAAGATGCACACAAAAACTTTTTACAAAACAGGAATGGTGGTAACACGATAATGGGATACAACACAGCGATGGATCTAGCAGAAAACATTGACATAAGCCTTGAACAGGCTATTGGCTATCACTTGCAAGGTAATCACTATCCACCAGTACCACTAAGCATGGTGCCAGTATGCATTGCTGCAATTGATTTTGCACACCAGGATTTGTGGGATGAAACTATTGAGATGCCAGACGGTATTTACTACAAGAATGAAACATGCGCCCCAGTTTGGGCTATCATTGAGCAACACCACTTGCATCCATGGTTGCCTGAAAACATTGAAGACTATAACGAGGACCTAGGATTTGAATTAGGATTGGGGCTTGAATAATGGTGGAATTCTTTATCGTTGCAGGTTTTCTTTTGTTTTTTATAGCGCTTGCGGGGACCCGTTAAAATGACTGTTACAATGAATTCTATGGAATTATTACACGCTGATAACTTAACACCAGACCAGGTTATGCTTGGTGATTTAATCAAGATCGGTGAAGACATTGTTGAAGTTATTTTTATTGAAAGTGATTCAACAGGAGATAACTATGACATCCAAACCGAAAACGAATTTGGTGAAAAGGAAGTTACTCAGTATTCTTACACTGATTTAATTCCGTTGTATGTTTTTACTGAGGATGCTGATTAACTAAAAAAGATTTTGTGTGCTTCCCCGCACAAAATTTTCGAACGCAGTCGGGCGTGTCGTGTTTACGTAAGATTTGACATTTTCCCAGGATTCTGCTAAGATTAAGTATGAAAAAAACCAAAGAGGAATTACGTAGGCTTATGGAATTACGTAGGTCTAACGCTGCCTCTGCCGTACCCAATAAGAAAAAATACGATAGAAAGAAATGTCAGTCCCTTATGTTAGAATTAAAGAAAGAAAGAGAGTAGCCACCATGACTAAACTACTACGAAGCAAAGATAGGAAAGTAGCAAATGCAGTTACACCAAATGGAAAACAAGCAAGTATCGCTAACACTTTCGGATTACCCGCAGGAAAGGCTTATTCATGTCCTGGCGCAACGTCTGTCTGTGAGAGTGTTTGCTATGCAGGCAAATTGGAAAAGGTATTCCCAACAGTAAAGAAAAACCTATTGCACAATTGGGAATTAGTTAAAGACGCTGATCACGATACCATTGAAGCATTGCTTGAAGATATGATAAAAGATTTCAAGGCTGATTGTGTAAAGCGTGAAGCCCCTATGCTATTCCGTATTCATTGGGACGGCGATTTCTTTAACGATACTTATACATTCGCATGGAAGCATGTCATCCTTAATAATCCTGATATTCAATTCTGGGTATACACTAGAGTTAAGAGTGCCGCCCTAATGTTGAAGGGTATTGAGAATCTCTCACTATACTATTCCACAGATAGCGAGAATAAAGATACAGGTGTGGAATTAAAAACAGATCATGGAATTAAATTAGCATACCTTGCTAAAAACTTTCTAATAGGACAAGCAGACCTAAAGGCATTGACCAATAGACCTGGGGCAAAGTGTCCTGAGAATAATAAGCAGATACCACTCATAAGCACAAAGGGCTCGGCTTGCGTTTCTTGCTCATTGTGTGTATACTCTAAGAGTGACATAATTTTTTCTGCAACTAAGAAATGAGGAAAAATGGAAATGGTAATAGCAACAGTAATAGGGTTACTAATCATGCTAATCGTAGCAGGTGGACAATAACCCTCAATCTGTCCAATGTGACATAAATCACATACCCTAAGCGTCTCAAATAGTGAGAAATCTAGGAAAAATGTTGATAATGTCAGTAGGAAATGTTACACTTAATACATAAGCAAAACACACTAAACAAAAGGAGAAACACAATGTCAGTAGCAACAGCAACCTACAAGGTAGGCGACACATACACAACACAGAAGTCAAAGGTAACAGGAACAATCGTAGAGATTAACCCACAACCAAATGGTAATGTTCGTGTAAAGTTAGATGTCAATGGCTCACACCGATACACAACTTGGACGGCTAAGTAATCTAACAAGCCAGTTAGACAGTAACTTAGTCCTGAGCATGACTACTAAAACTGCTCAACCAAACCCCCTAACAATTAAACCACCAAAGAAAAGAGAAAATAAAAGATGGCAAGACAAAAAGCAATTTCAGTAAAGATACCTACTCAACGAGTAATTGAGGCACTACAAAAGTCGCTAGATAAACTAGAACTTGACTACACATCACAAGAAGCCAACGAAGCAAAATACGAATTGCTACGCAAGGCATGGCAAAAGGAAGTGCAGGACTATGCTCTTGCTAACATCAGTAAGGCAGAAAACTTCCGCACTAACTATCGCTCATGGAACAATAGTCTTAACATTGACTTTGACCTAACAGTTTCAGACAAGGACTTGCCTAAAGAGCCTGAGAAGGACTTTGAGACATTTTCTGTCTATAACTATCGTGAGCAGAAAGAGGAAATCTCTAACGCTATTCGTATTCTAAAGATGACAGATGAGGAAGTAGTTTCCACATCAACTTATCAAGCGGTATCTCGTTATCTCTAATTAGATAATAAACGACCTGAGTATGTCGCTAAACTGCTCACGCTTCTCCCCCTGGTTCAATCCAAAAACTTGGATCTAATCCAAAATCTTGGCTAAAGTCCCCTGGGGGAGTGGCACCCTAAATTTGTCAGTGCACTACAGTACAATTGAATTAAACCAACAAACAGAAAGAGGGCCCCCATGGACCAGGTAACAACAGAAACCGCAAAGCACTACATGACAAGAGAATTCCTTGAGTCACAATTAGTACAAAACAAAACACGTATTGAGCAATTAGAAAAGCACATTCAAGAAGTAACGCAACGTTCATACGGCGAGGCTGCAGAGCGTAACCGTATGCGTAATGAAATGCAAGAGTGGACCTTGGAAGCGCTAGAGAATGGCACTTTTGATGAAGGTGTTGCAGAAGAGATTGCAAACATTTGCGGTTTTGAATTAACAAAAGAATTTGAATTGGAAGTTTCAGTTCAGTATTCAGTTACAGTTAATGCACGTAATGAAGAAGAAGCAATTAATGCAATTCATGAAATTGATTTTGATTCAGTTTCATATGGTGAAGAAATTGCATACCTGTCATCCAGTGTTGACAGAGTAGATATTTAGTAGGGGGCTACTAATAAAACCTGAGCATGTTTAAAAACTGCTCCGCTCAATCCCTTGAAATTTTTTCGACACGGCTGACCAGTCAATGTCAAGTTACGAGCATGTGTTTAAGATCACAAGAAAAATGTCCGAATTGCCCTATGTCTAACTATACCGATTTGCATTTGTCAGCCCATTCGTGTATGATTGTATTAACAACAACAAAAAGGAGAAAACTCATGGCACATGAACTAGAATCACAAAATGGTAAGGCTTCATTCGCATCATTTCGTGAACCTGCTTGGCATGGATTGGGTACCGTATTTACAGAAGAAAAAACAACATCAGAAATGTTAGAGGCTGCAAGCCTTAACGGTTGGAATGTTCGTCTGGAAGATTTGGAAACCCCATCACACTTAACAAGCGACAAGGCATACCAGTATGTTTTGCGTACTAACCCTACTGATAACTCTCAGACCGACATTCTTGGTGTCGTTGGTGAGCGTTACCATGTAATGCAGAATGAAGATTTATTTTCATTCGGTGATAACATTCTTGATGGTGGTGGTCGTTGGGAGACGGCTGGCTCAATCAAGGGTGGTCGTGTCGTATTCGGTGCATTAGCACTAGAGCGTGAAACTGTCCTAGACCCTAACGGTGTTGCAGATAAGGTAAAAACTTATTTACTTATCAACACATCACATGACGGTTCAATCGCTATTCAAGCAAGCATCACACCTGTTCGTGTTGTGTGCGCTAACACTCTTAACCTTGCACTAAACACAACTAAGAAAAAGAATGGTGTCAAGCAATCTTTCAAGATTCGCCACACTCAGACCGCTTCTGGTAAGGTTGCCGTTGCTCGTGAGACTCTTGGTCTTGCTCATAAGTACATGGATTCTTTTGACCTCATGGCTAAGGCTATGATTGAAACAGAAATCAACGCTAAACAATTCAATGACATCATTCTTGCTGCATACCCTAAGCCAGAAAAAGATTCTAAGGGTGCTTTCAAGAAATGGGAAAACAAGGTAGATGTTATCAACGACATCTATACAGGCGAGTTTAATGGTATGATTGCTGGTAATGCGTGGGGTGCTTTCAATGCACTAACTGAGCGCCTTGATTGGTACCGTTCTGCTCGTGGTGGTTCTAACGAATCTATCCTAGCATCTGCAAGTGGTTTTGACCCTGCTATCAACGCAGAAAAAAATCGTTTGCTAAAAGTTGTGCAAAATGTTTTGCAGATTGCATAAATAAAAAAATTCCTGAGCAAGAATTAAAACTGCTCGCATGGTTCCATAGATCAATTGGTTAGATCGCCACCCTGTCACGGTGGAGGCTACGGGTTCAAGTCCCGTTGGAATCGCAAGAAAATTTTTCGACAATGTGATATTAAACACACTTTACGATTACGTAAGGATTTGCATTTTCCCACGATTTCGGCTATAATTAATATATACCTACCACGGGAGAAAACAATGGAACAATTTATAGACACACTAGCAGAACACATCACAGGAGCAATTCAACAGGAGATTGCAGAACATCTCTTTGACCAATGGTCTTATAACAATTTAGAGTCAGGTCAAGACTATGCAGAAAACCAATTCATGTCATTTGCCTCAGATGAATTAAAGCAACAGTATAACGAATACTATGGATATATAGAGGGAGATGAGTTTCTACTATGATTACCACCCAGGAACTAATTGATTATATATATGATGATAACTTAATTCATTTTGACGACAGAGACACATCAGATGATTGTGATTGCTATATTCACATAACACTTAATACTATGATTAAATATATGGAAGCAATTGAATGTTAGGTTATATTAAAGAAGATTTAGACGATATGATTAATGCACTTGATTCCGTCCTTACAACAATTAACTCAGATGATGATCCATGGCTATATAACAATACAGAAAGAGCAAAAGAATTGTTAGAAGGTCTATGGGCAGAAGGGTACTTTGACTAATGAGTGTATGTTGTAATGTATATGTGACTTTCTTTGAGTCTACCCTGGTTTGTAAAAAATGTTATAAGGAACAACCACTAGAAACTTTGGGGGACTAATGAAATCTCATCCATTTTGTAGAATCCCTATTCAAGACCCTAATTATAGATGCGAGTGTGGTAAATAATGTGGACTAAGTATGATTATCTATGTACTGATTGTGATGCTCTTATTGAGATTACTGCTTGTGCAGATAAGGTTCTTGATCCCGCCTGTATTTGCGGGGGTATAGGAATAGTTATCCTATTATCACAAGGAGATGGAACAGGACCTCTCCTGGAACCTGTGACTAAGATCACACCACGAGAAGTTGTAAAAATCAACACCAACCCGTATAATTAATATTATGACCAATGTAATTTATACCCGATTTGCCACCTTCACTGAGTACGATTGTACTATTTGCAAGAATAAACTTAATGTTGATGAAGCAGATAAGTTTATGCTATGCCATGTTTGCTATTGTGAAATCTTTGACCCTGCTCTTAGAGAGTCATCACAATGGACCTAAACACTTTACGAGAGTATATTAAGATACATAAACTTTCATTGGAGCAAGATATTGAGGACGCTAACAATGATATTCCTACTAGTGATGATGAGTACTATGAGTCAGACACATATTATGAGGGAGCAATTGATACCTGCCAACACCTATTGGAGTATATAGATGAGCGCTGAGTATCCTTTTATACCGCCGCACCTAGAGAAGGGTTTAGAGGATATCTCTATTCCTCTTATTGATCTTATGCATGGGCACCTAAAGGTAGAAATGCTAGACTGTGAAGAAGAAATAAATAATTTATCAGAGTTACAAGACGGACCTAGATATCAATATGTACAGGGATACCTAGAGGCCTTGACAAACCTATACTGCTTGACCTATAATTTAAGTATAGACCGCCAACAAATAGAAAGAGACCACCATGCCAAACTGGGTATTTAACGGATTAACTGTAGAAGGCTCACCTGATTCTGTCAAAAAGATGATGGACCAACTCAATACACCCTTCGTCCGTGTCCATGACCAATGGAATGTAAAGACACAACAAATGGAAAAGCAACAGGTAACATATCCAAACCCTGTCTTTGCATTCTGGAATATAATTAAACCAACTGACATGGAAGCATACGACGGCCCTCAGCCTAAGAATGACAACTTTGAAGAGGCCATGAAGTTTAAGTCAGACCATTGGTACGATTGGAATGTTCGCAACTGGGGAACCAAGTGGGATGTAGCCGTATCATCTACTGAGACTAATCCTGATACATACATGGAAGATACAGTCAATGGTGAGAATCATGTTGTCTACTATAACTTTGAGACTGCTTGGTCTCGCCCTATGGGTGCTTTGACTAAGTTATCTGAACAGTACCCTGATTTATTATTTACTTTGTCATATGAGGAAGAGACTGGCTGGGGTGGCGAATGTGAACTACTTCGTGGTAAAGTTATCTCAGAGTCAGAGTATGACAACATGTGCCGTAACTGCGACGGTACTTATCTAGATGAAGATATTGTTACCTGTGATGATTGTTCAGACTGGCCGTGCCCTAAGTGTGGCTGGAGTAATGATATGTGTGAGACCCACCAAAAGGAATACGAGGAGAAGAAATGAAGACTACTTATCTAATTGAACTGGCTGTTGATGAAAAATGGTTTAATGCTATTAGCGAGTTTACTGCAGATGTATACGAAGGTGAACTATGCGAATGGATCAGGGTACAGCCAGAGACTGAACTAGACGGCACTGAGTGTGAGAACTGTGAAGAGAACCCTAAAGAGCACCCTGAAGGCAAGTGGTGCACCTCCTGCAGGGACGACTTTAAGGAGTCTGAGGAGGACGACGAATGAACTGGACACATTTACCGTTATTTGATACAATTGAATAAAACCTACAAACATAAGGAGACCCAATGAATGAATATAGAGTAGATGTAATCTTTGAACCCACTGGAGATTACATGCATTTTAAATATGAGGCTGAGTCAGATAATGAAACAGACCTTGTTAATGAAATATTAAGCCAACTATCAATTGTATCTTGGAAGGAAGAAGAATAATGGGAGCCCGTATTAATTTTGTTTTTAAAGACGTTGAGGATGAAGCACACGTAGTACTCTATAGCCACTGGGGTGAGACAGAATGGCAGCGGGACCTAGCAATGGCCCTGGACCATGCAAAACCTAGGTGGTCAGACTATGCCTACTGTACACGTATGGTGATTAGTTATCTTATGCAAGATTCAATCCTAGAGGAAACAGGGTTTGGTATCTATGCTATTACTGGTACCAACTTTGATTTAGGTGAGACTACCGTCGTTATTGATATTGCTAAAGAAACTATTCATCAGGTAGGCTCAGATACTAAAGTAAACTGGGACTCATTTGTACAGGCGTATTTGCCTGTGGCTGCGACGGTGGGGGAGTAGGGTCACTCTCGCACTTACGGTGGGGGGCAGACTGTGGTGGGTTGCCCTCCACCTTTCTTTTTGGTATAATGGATAGAAGGGGGACGCTTTGAGAATTAGTAGAGGCATAACGCCAGAAGAGCGTGTGGCTATGAGAATTAAACCTATTATTGAGGACTTAAACCTAGACCTTGAACAAACAGGCATAATGCTTGCTAGGGTATTACCACACTTGACATACACTCGTTTGATTGCTATAATTGAAAGTGCAGAGTATGAAAAAGAAGGTATTCTAGACCCTAAACTACAAATGGAACGGTGGAGACATGGACTATAACAAGATAGCAAGCATTCTAGCGCAGATTAACTTAGATGCTTTAGACCTAGAGGAAGTTGAGTATCTGCCCTCAGAGTTTTGGACAGAACTTGAAGATGGTTTGACATTTGCTGTTTTTGTTAATGGTGGTTGGGCAGAGCCTACAGAAATGGGTAAGTCACAACTAGAGTTTGCATGGCGTACACTATGCGACATGCGTGACCTTGACCCAGAAGTTATGTATGACACGCCTCTAGATTTTTTCAAGGCACAGCAAGTATGACAGATTTTGTAACCCAGTGTGTAATCCTGGGGCAGTTGTATGAAGGCTACAAAGAAGAGAAAGACTTCAGAGCCTTTATAGAATACAACGATCTTGGATTACCATTGGCATATCTAACATCACAGGGATTAGTTGTTGAGGTTTCAGATGATGGTCGCAGATACATTGCTGACACATTTGAAATGTTTCTTGAGTCTATTAAACTTACTGAAGACGACATCATTGAGGGCATGACCCTGGATGAGGTTTTGGAAATGGCTGCTGCCGAAGACTGAGATTTTCGAAAAACCTTTCAAACCTCTATAACTTATTACGAACTCGAAAACTTTTTCCCAGGATTCTAGACATTACGAACCCTCTAAAAAAATTCGCAGGGTTTTCGATCAAACCTTATATCCCAATAAAAAAGATTACGAACGACCTATAAATTTCCCAGGATTCTAGCATATCAAACCTTGCTTGTCAAACCCTTATATCATATAAACTCATATCTGTCAAACCTCTATATCCAAAAACCAGAATGTATGGTTTGTTATTCCTATAGGGGTATTACGAACTCTCTTTATTTATCCCCCGCCCTGCAATGAAACCCAGGACTATCAGACATTCTGCAGCGGGGGATCAAAAGATACACCAAACCCCATAGTATAAAAGACATTACGAAGGACATATATTTTTCCCTGGATTTTAGAATATTTATCAAACCTTTATATATTTTTATGGAGGTTTTTCTACATTTTTCTCACATTTTGAGAGGTTTTTTATAGCAAATATACTTGACAATATAGAGGTTTGGGAGTATAATCCATGCAAAGGTTTGAAGGTTTGACAATATGAAGGTTTTATGGTAGGAGGTTTGGGGCCCCCAAGACATTACGAGCCCCCTCTTATAAATGCTCCATAAACCACTATCCTCCACTTTCCTCCACTTTGGGATAAATCTAAAAAATATCAGTAACATTTAATTGTGGATAACCTGTGGATAACTATGACATTTTAAGCATAAAACCTGTGTATAACTTTGTTAACCTTCATGTGGTACTATAGAGTTATGGAATGTAAACACTACTATGAAATTGACTTAGATGGCAAGGTAACTTGCTCTAATTGTCATGCTGTAGTAGATGAAATTGAAACATACGATAACGACTTTTGGTCATCACAAATGAGTTTTGAGGAATAATATGCTAACACTAACCCTAATTCTAATCACATGGTATGTCACAAAGGTGTACTATACAAGAACCTTAACTATCCAAACACCAGTCAAAGAAGAAGGTCCTATGGTACATGCTACATGTGCTAAGTGTTCTCAAACCATCTATACCCATAGAGACAACCTTCGTGCTCCATACTACTGTCTAGCCTGTAAGTAGCCAGGGTATATAAGTATTACGAACACTCCTTTATAGCCTTATTGACCATACGGATCAATATCCTCCTGGTTACTTTATTTGCATCAAATGTCTCCGTATATCCCCCATGAGGCATTTGTTCTTTAGTTAGATAGTATCCGTATCTATCCCTTAGTGTTTTTAGTACTATAGTTTCTACTTCTTTTGCCTTATACCGTTCAAAAAAATGCCAATACTTAATTAAGATCCAACCCTTGGTCCTGTGGCTTGCAAACCTTTTACCTGAGATATCTGATATGCCTATCTTAATAGCCTTATGCTCTGGGCTGTATAGTAGGTATAGTATTGCTTGCTCCATGCCCTTATTATAGGCTATACTAAGGCTATGCTATCCAAAAAGGAAAAACAGGATTTGCAACAAAAATATTTTAATAAAGTAAGATTAAATAATAAAGAACTCTGGAGCCTATGCTATATATGCTCTAAACCTAGATATTCCTTTAGCCCTGTAGAGAATATACCTATGCCTGTGTGTAAGGAGCATTCTTGACATACCCTGGCAAAATTGGTAAAATTGGTATATGGAAACTAAGGTTTGCAAAAAATGTCAAAAGACCTGCCTTGTCATAGATTTTTATAAAGGTCAGTCACAATGTAAGCCCTGTGCTAAAGAGTATGCTAGGGCTTGGGCAAAGGCTAATCCAGAAAAATATAAAAAGCAATGGCAAAAACAAAACAAAAAGCGTTGGGTGCAACAAAAGCAAGACCAAGCCTATATGACTAAGAAGGCCATTTATCGTCAAGAAAATAGCGAGAAGCGTGTAGCAACTGCTAAGGCTTGGAATCAAGCAAACCGTGAAAGGTTTACCCTTCATGTAGCAAACGCTCATATCAAACGTAAGATAGCCAAAGAAGCCAAGGCATATAAGATACTAGATAAAGAGTATAAGAGGCTCTATAACTCTCCCTGTGCCTTTTGCGGGGCTAGGGAAAAGATTACGATGGATCACATTATTCCCATATCTAGGTCAGGAAACCACTCAATTGGAAATCTTCAACCTTTGTGTAGGTCTTGTAACTCCAGTAAAAAATCTAGGTTAGTCTCAGAGTATAAATACTATTTGAGCAAGTTGAAGGCTGTTAACCAAGGGTGAGTCGTTAGACTCAGGGGAAGGTTTATTAACTCCTATTTTGCGCCGAACTTGACATACTTATCGCCGAACTGTATACTTGATATATGAAACCAACAGCCCACATATATGACGTAGATGGCACTCTTGCCAATGTTGATCCTTATTTACACCTTATTCGTGGCTCTGATAGGGATTACGATGCCTTTCATTCTGCCTCTATTGATGCCCTGCCAAATATTGAGGTAATAGAGATGCTTAATAATTCTGTTAGCGATGGACACTCTATTCTAATTGTTACATCACGAAAAGAAAAGTACCGTGGTCTTACATCAATGTGGCTTGCAAAGAATAACATCAGATCACATGGTCTTTTTATGAGAGCAGATGATGATAGACGACCAGACTATGAAGCAAAGAAAGATATGCTTGATAAGATTACTCAACTATGGGATGTCACACACGCAGTAGATGATAACCCAAATGTGATAAGATTGTGGGAAGACAATAAGATTCCTACAACAAAGATAGGAAGTTGGGACGGTGTAAAATGAGTTTAGATGATATGTTATTACGAGAAGAAATTGCTAGGGCTATTGAAGCCATACCGCTTGGTGAAGACAATGCCCAGTTAAATGGATTGGGAATGCGTATGCTTGCTGCAAAGGTTGCAAGAGGAGACAAAAGTATGTTTGAAAGCCAGGTTGACTTTGAATAAAAACGAATGTGCAAAGTGTGAAATGTCATACAAAGATCCTTTATTTTGGGAACTACACCAAACTATGACAGATAACAGAATTTGGTGTGCATATGCCAAAAGAACCTAAGATTACTAAGATGGATTGGCGCAGTCTTGGATATTGGCCAGTATACAAAGATGGAAAAAAGGTTTGGGAAAAAGATGATAAAGCATCAAAAGACTAATATACTTCCATTACGATGGATAGGAAATTTTTGTGGGGAATATGCTGGTAATCACCTTGTTAAGGCTATTGACTTAGATGAGGAATTAGATAGTAACTTAGGGTTTCGTTATAAATACCACGCAAAAATGTGGGTACTGCTTAACAAACCTTACGAATGGTGGGGCACATATTACCAAGTAGATACTAATAAATGGAAGAACGAGATAGATCAGATGAGAATTGATATGGCAGATGAAGGCTGGGATGATTACGATGCCTTTGGTAAAGCCTACTGGGATAAGGAAGAAGAATGAGAGAAATAAAAACATTTGAAGAACTAAAAAAACCAATCAACCTTACAGTTAAAACAAAATGTCCAGAAAAATGGATGCTTGTAGACAGAGAAACTGGACAGTTATATGTTGGTAATCAAATGGGAGTTTGGGATAGACTTGATCCAGTCATTAGAAATTCCTGATCCATTTCAAACCTTTGTAGCCAGAAAATATGCTAACGCAAAAGGTTATGTTTATGACTTCTTTACTGGGGAATGGTCATACAAGTGTTTAACTTGTAAGAATGATATGTCTGCTCCATCCCGCAAAATTATGACAAAGATTCGTTTATACCATACAAGAAATGAGTGCACAGGTGGATATTAATATGTTATTAAATATACTTTGGGGTATGTTTTTTGGATACATAATTGCTACATTTCAGATAGCAAAACTGCTGGTTAAAAAGGGGTATCGTAGGTTTGATGAAATACCAGATAAAGATTAGTCTAAGACTAATGCATTGTCAAGCGGGACTTCAATAGTACTTGGCTCTTGACATCTTCTACAGTATGATCTAGGGTGGTCTGCGTATCTTTCTGCTGGTCCCGACAAAATTATCTGACCAGTTTTATGCATACCAAGCAGTACATCATCTACTACTCTAGAATATACGATAGGGGTTAGAGTTCCCCTGCAAAATGCACACATCTTATAATTCTACCATACTTGCAATACCGTCTTAAACCTGATAGAATAGGTATATAAGGAGAACGATGTTTTGTAATTATTGTGGTAATAAGTTAGAGTACGGTGATTGTAATTATTGTAATGATAATAACAATGCCCTTAGAGAATTTGAGGAAGAAGATGATTAATATTTTATTTTTGATCCCTGCATTTATTGCTGGGTATGTAGCATGTTATTTTGTTATGACCTACAAGGTCAAGTAAATTAAGGTTTGTAGCAAATGTGGGCTTAACTTAGATAAGTCCCAGTTTTCTCCATCTTCTGGTGGAAAATATTTAAGGCCAGAGTGTAGGTCTTGTGCTTCCAAATTGGCAAAGCAAAGGCTAGAACTAAGAAAAGTCTGGGGCTATCCAGAAGAAGATCACATCTGCCCTATCTGTTTAAAGAATGAAGAAGAACTTAAGGGTACTGGAGGAAATGCCAGTATCTGGGTAGTAGATCATGACCATATCACTAATAGTTTTAGAGGTCATATCTGCCATAACTGTAACCGTGGTCTTGGTGTATTCCAAGATAATGTTGATAGATTAGAAAGAGCAATTAACTACTTAAGCACCAGTAGCCAAGTTGGTTAAGGCACCGAACTCATAATTCGGCTATCGTAGGTTCAAGTCCTACCTGGTGTACTAAACATCTGTAACTCAGTTGGTTAGAGTACCTGCCTTATATGCAGAGAGCCGAAGGTTCAAGTCCTTCCAGATGTACTACGGACCTAAAGCATTAAAGTGATGCTCAGGACTTTTAATCCTGAGAAGAAGGAGCATTACCTTCTAGGTCTACTAAATCTCTGTAACTCAGCGGAAGAGTGACACCCTTCTAAGGTGTAGGTCGTAGGTTCAAATCCTACCAGAGATGCTATAATAGATTAAAACAAAGGGGTAATCTTGGCTAATATAGTTTTTCTTGGTAATTTTGAAGTATCTTATAGTAGTGAGAATCATCATGCTAGTAGTCTAGAGTCTTTAGGCCATACCGTGACAAAATTGCAGGAGCGTAAGGCTAAGACACAAACCATCCTAGAAAAAGCATTAGAGTCTGATCTGTTTATTTGGGTACATACACATGGCTGGGAAACCGTTGGGAACATTACAATGGATGATGTTCTCAAACAACTAAACGCATCTGGTATTCCTACAATGACATACCACTTAGATCTATGGTTTGGATTAGATCGTCAGAAAGACCTAAAGCATGATAGTTTCTATAGAACTATTGGTCACTTCTTTACTGTAGATAAACTTATGGCTGATTGGTTTGATCATAATACCGCCGTTAAAGGCCACTTCATGCCTGCAGGAGTGTATGATAAAGAATGTTACATCCACCCAGACTATGACACACAAAACTTTGAGTACGATGTTATTTTTGTTGGCAGTAAAAGATATCATCATGAACATAAGTATCGTCCAGAACTAATTGACTTTTTAAGAAAGACATACGGCAAACGATTCCTACATGTTGGTGGAGATGGAGATACTGGAACCATTCGTGGTGATGCGTTAAACCGTATCTATGCCAAGAGCAAGATTGCAGTAGGAGATAGCCTTAATATAGGTTTTGAGTATCCTTATTACACTAGTGATAGATTGTTTGAGTCTACTGGTCGTGGTGGATTTACTATTTACCCAGAAATTAAGGGCTTAGATGAATATTTTATGCCTGATGAAGTTGTATTCTACAAGCATGGAGACTTTAATAACTTAAAAGATAAGATAGATCAGTATATTGAAAACTCTTTGGTACGAGAAAGAATCAGAGTAAATGGACATAACCGTACAAAGAAAGAACATACATATGTTCATAGGTGGACTGCAATATTAAAAGAGTTGGGCATTAAATGAATTGCTTAGTAACTGGAGGAGCAGGCTTCATTGGATCTAATCTTGTTGATAAACTTATAGAACTTGGACATAGTGTTATCTGTATAGATAATGAGTCAGCAGAGTGTCATGAGCAATTTTACTGGAACCCAAAAGCAAATAACTATAAATATGATATATGTGACTATAAGAAGATAGAGCATTTATTTAATGGAATTGACTATGTATTTCATATTGCATCTGATGCAAGAATTCAACCAGCAATATTAAACCCTAGAAAATCTATTGAATCTAATGCAGTTGGAACTGCTAATGTATTAGAACTATCTCGCTTGGCAAAAGTAAAGAAGTTTGTTTATTCTAGTACATCGTCTGCATATGGCAAGAAAGCGATTCTTCCAAACATAGAAACACAAGCATCTGATCCACTAACTCCATACTCTACTGCAAAAGTTTTTGGTGAAAACCTTGCAAGAGTTTACTATAATCTTTATGGTCTTGAGACTATATCACTTAGATACTTTAATGTTTATGGAGATAGACAACCACTAAAAGGTCAGTATGCACCAGTAATAGGGCTGTTCTTAAAACAATATCATGAAGGAAAACCTTTAACAGTTGTTGGAGATGGATCTCAACGAAGAGACTTTACACATATCTCTGATGTAGTAGAAGCAAACATCTTTGCATCTGAAGTAAGTCATGGCTTTGGTGAGGTATATAACATTGGGTATGGAAGCAACTATTCTATAATTGATATTGCTAATATGATTTCAAATGATGTTAAGTTTATCCCGTCAAGAATTGGTGAGGTGCAAGAAACTCTTGCGTCTAATGAAAAGTTTAAAGGTTTAACTGGATGGACACCAAAAGTATCATTAATAGACTGGTTGCAGAAATGACAGAGATGAAAAAAGTAATAGTTAATGGTGAGTTTGAGATTACTTTGCCAGATCATCGTGCTGCTCGCCCTGAATGGTACGAACCTAAAGGTTGGGAAAAACCAAGACTAAGACACATGTCTGAAAATATTTCTTCTGGAGATGTTATGTACTATGTTGGTGCAGAAGAAGGCGAGTTTGCTGCACTATGTCAAATGTGGGGTGCGGAAGTAGTTGTATTTGAACCAAACCCTAAAGTCTGGTCACACTTTCCATTGCTTTGGAGTGCAAACAATTTAGATCTTCCAATGGTTTGTATTCCTGGATTTGCATCTGATAAGATAAATAATCTTTCAAGAATATATTATAATGAATGGCCACCAGAAGTTAACAACGTAATTGAAGCAGCCCACGGATTCAAAGAACTATACCTTGAAGGAGAATCCTATGGTCAGATTACTATAGATTCTTGTGTATATGATCACGGGATTAAGCCACCTACCGCCATTTCATTGGACGTAGAGGGCAGTGAGTGGAGGGTCCTAGGAGGGGCTGAGAAGGTCCTTAGAGAGCACAAACCAAAGATTTGGCTATCTGGACACCCTGAGTTTATGTTACAGCAATGGAATGAATCTTTATATAATCTTAGACAATGGATTAAGGGATTAGGTTATACTGAAATAATTTTAGACTATCAGCATGAGGTTCACTTATACTATGAATCAATCTAAAATTTTTTGGGATAACGCTGCTAAAGATCCAGATGTAAGGTATAAATATATTGCAGATGAGTGGGCATCTACTGAAACATTTTTAAATCTTATAGAAAATAATAATGATAATTGGAATAATGTTTTAGAAATTGGATGTGGGATAGGGAGACTGTTAGTTCCTTTAGCAGACAAGTATGATGAATGTAATTTTTACGGATTAGATATCTCTGATGAAATGATAAACCTTGCACCTAAGAGAGATAATATAAAGTATCAAGAAGTTGGAAACAATCTTGATTTAGTATACTCAATGTTGGTCTTTCAACATATTGAGCACCAAGAAAAGATTAACTACATAAAACTTGCATATGATAATTTAAAAGATGGTGGTAATTTATTCTTTCAGTTTGTTATTGGAGAGGAAAACTCTCCATACTCTTATCAAACATCAATGCTTGAAATTGAAAACATATTAAAAGATACTGGGTTTAAGAACCTAATTTTTACAGATCACATGCACCCTCAATGGATGTTTGTTCGGGGTACTAAATGATTAAGGCATACCTTTATTCTCATGATGGAAAAGATTATGCAAGCGACAAGTGGGACTATGGATTAATAAAAGAAATATTTGATAAGTACGAAATCAATCAAATAAAAGTTACAAAGATTCCAGAAAGTGATAGGGCCTTTGTTGTAATCCCTGGACCTCAAACTGCTGGCAATGAAAATAGATTATCTAGGGAGTTAAGTAAAATCTCTAGAGTTGTTTTGTTTATTAATGGAGATGAGAATGCTAGGTTTGATGTAGATAAAATTAGTCATCCAAATATTGAGATATGGATTCAATACCCTCATAAAAAACATGCAGCATATAATAAAATGCCAATTGGTGTTCCACAGCACTTAAATGATAATGCTCCAGAATACAAAGAAAAAGAATACGATGTTTATTTTGGTGGACAGATTACTCACCAAAGAAGGGTAGAGTTATCTCATGTTATGCCAACCCTAAAGAATTCTTTATATGGTCCAACAGCAGGCTTTTCACAAGGAGATAAACCAAAAGACTACTATGCCAAACTTGCAAGTGCAAAGATTGCACCATGTCCATCTGGTGCAGCAGTAATAGATACATTTAGATTTTTTGAGTCAATAGAGTTATTAACGTTACCTGTAGCAGATACACTAGATCCAAAAGGAATACAAACAGATTTTTATAAAAACATGTTTGGAGTTAATGTTCCATTTAACTATGTGTCAAATTGGAATGAACTTAATAGATTAGTTCCAAAACTATTAGATCAGTATCCAAACAATATGCACCAAGTAGTATGTTGGTGGATCAAACAAAAGAGAGATCTAGGAATTAATATTATGAGGCAGATAAATGCATAAGAGAGATGTAACTATTATTCTTGCAACATCAATAATTCCAGTGCACCCAAGTACAGATATGATAGATGAAACTATTAAATCTATTAGGCATCATTTTCCTAATAATGAAATTATAATGCAGATTGATGGATTAAGATCAGAGCAGTTACATCGCAAACAGGATTACGATGAATACAAAAACAGAATTTTATGGAAATGTCTTCACGAATATAAAAATGTTTTGCCAATTATATTTAATAAGCATAGCCATCAAAGCACAATGCTAAAACAGACTATCAATCTTATAAATACACCTTGCCTTCTTTATGTTGAGGGAGATGCTCCATTAACTCCTGATGTTGAGATTGATTGGGACAAGTGTTTAGACATGATTGAGTATGGCAAAGCAAATACAATAAGATTTCATTTTGAATCATCAATACCTGAGCCACATAATCACTTGATGTTTGGATTAGAAGATGGTTTTATGAAAACATCTCAATGGAGTCAAAGGCCACACTTATCTACTGTTGAATACTATAGAAAGGTTATTCTTCCAGAAGTAGAAGATTTTGCTTTTATTGAAGATACAACGCATGGAAGAATTCAAGATGATATTTCTCCATATGGTATATTTTCTGAAGATGGATGGAATAAACATAAGTTGTGGATTTATCATCCTGAAGGAAATATAAAAAGATCCTATCATTTAGATGGTCGTCAAGGCACAAGAAAGTATACTAGCGATGATCTTATTTGGGGGTATTCTGAATGAGAATTGGAATAATTGCAAGATGTGATGATACTGGTCTTGGTAATCAAACCAGGGAATTAGTAAATATGCTAAACCCTGATAAAATTATGCTTATTAATTCAAGGTTCTTTAATCAAAATAAACAACATTTTGACTGGTATGATGGATATAACTATACTGCTACACTAAAAGGTTTTCCAACAACTGCTGAGATAGCAAATTTTATTACAGATGTTGACGTAGTTATTAGTTGTGAGACATTTTATAGTCCAAGATTTATTGATATAGCAAGATCTCGTGGAGTTAAGACAATACTTCAATATAACTATGAGTTCTTTGGAAACCTTGTGCATACAGAGTGGTCACTTCCAGACGTTCTTGTTGCCCCAAGCCTATGGAATATGGATAAGATAGTTGAACGTTTTGGTGATAAATGTAAGGTTGTTTATCTACCCCCACCAACAAACCATAAAAACTTTAAGAATGCAAAAGAAAACAATATGTCAAAGAGTCATAATCGTATACTACATATTGGTGGTAAGGCTGCAGTTAAAGATAGAAATGGCACTAACTCTGTCATAGAGATGCTTAAGTATTCTGAGGGAGATTACGAAGTTGTAATTAAAACTCAAACTGACTTAGGTATTAGAAATACTAATGAAAGACTAACCATTCAAACCAATACAACAATGGAGCCAGAAGATCTATACTCTGGCTATGATGCAATGGTTTTACCTAGAAGGTATGCTGGATTATGTTTACCTATGAATGAGGCTCTTCTTAGTGGGCTACCTGTTTTTATGCCCCGCATTTCTCCAAACAATGCTATCCTTCCTGATAAGTGGACGGTAGAGGCAAATAAGATTGATGAGTTTAAGGCTAAGGCTGTTATTGATGTATATAATATTGATGCAAAAACCCTTGCAAAGACACTTGATGAATACATGGAAAAGAAAGATAATTTAATTAAACAAGAGGCATTTGATCTTGGGTTTCTTAATTTTTCAACAGAGTCATTAAAAGATAAATACATAAACTTAATTAACTCATAAAACAAAAAAGCCAGCCTATCTCTAGACTGGCAATTCTGTAAGTAAATATTACTTCTTTGGCGCTGCTTTCTTAGCAACAGCCTTCTTAGCAGCCTTCTTTACAGGTGCCTTAGCAGCCTTCAGAGCCATCTCTACAGCCTTAGCATCTGGCAAGATACCAAAAGCCTTGTCGTTAGGATTGATTGCTCTAATTGCAACTGGTGCAAGTGCTGCTACAAGTGCAGTCCATAGATCCTTTGGATCTGTTACGCCTGCCATGTATAGTGCAAGGCCTGATGCAAGGACTGAACGTCCGTATGATGCAAGTAGTGCCTTTAGTTGTTCTGTGTTCATTTTTCCTCCTAGGATAGAACTTTTATTAGTATAGCATATCCAGCCCATAGCCCTACAATTCCTGCGACTCCCGCAAAAACTGGTGGTGCTGGGACTGGCAATTTGAATGCAGCAAATACTACGCCACATCCAAAACCTGTTAGTGTTGACAACAATATATCTTTCATTGTTTTATTTCATCTTCTGGCAATAGTGTTTTTAATTCTTTGTATGCTGTTGAAATATTCTTCATAAATGGATAGTCTGGTCTTGACATAGACAGGGCTTCTCCATATTCATCAAAGTATGATATGTCTGCATCAACATCATTAACAAACTTAGTTAAACCTTTTTGAACATTCTCAATATATTCAAATGCCCATAATCTAGAATCAGAGAGAAACTTAATAAAGTTTTCCTTGTGTATTGAATCATCTGAATCTTCTTTTATTTTTGTAGACTTTGTTATATCAACATACTCTTGAAGCAAAGTCTTTTCAATAAAAAGTTTTGAAACATCTCTTTTAAGTTTAATGGACTGTCTTAAAACTAATAGGTATGATGCTGCAAAACAAACAGACAATGTTGCAAAAACAACTATAAAAATATCTTTCATATCACCACTCCACATGTCTTAATTATATCCTAACACTAAGGCTTTGTCAAACTATAAAAATCTTTAAAGTTAGTATTAGTAAAGATCTCATACTCGGCAAGGGTTCTAATGTTTCCAGCACCAAAAACTCCTTCTTCTTCTCCACAGAGAACTCTTTTTTGTTTACTATACGAGATCTCTTCTATTTCTTTCCAAGAAATGCCACGTAGATTTCTATCTTTCCATATCTTACTATATCCTCCACGAGAATAAAAGTGGTATACAATATTTTTTGAAGGAGAGTATATGTCCCATCCTCTTGTCCATGATCTCATAGCAAAACAAACCTCTTCACCAAAGAAACTAATCTCTGGATCATAAGGTACTTCGTTAACTATTGAACCATCTGAAAACATAAAGCCACCAAGGACTGTCTCAGAAAGTTCTGGATTTTCTTTTAGTTTGCTTTCAAACTCAAATCTTTCTGCTGTCCACTGTTTTCTTTTATTTAATAATATCTTTTGTCTAGTTGGATATGACTTTATTTTTGGATTATTTTTAATTAAAAACATACCGCCATTTCTTTCTGGCTCATATGGGGCTGGGAAGTATGATAATAATACACGACTATTACCAGATATATTTTTAGCCCTATTTAACTGATCAATACATATTAAGTCCCATCCAGGAGCAAACCTTGTATGTGAATCAATTTGAAGAAAATACTCTTGCCCAGAGTATAGTTCCATTGCTTTTGCTCTTGCAAATCCTGCACCTTTTGCCTCTTTTGGATGCATTTTAATTAAAGACATGTTTTTAACTGAGTCAATGTCAAATAATTCTGAGTCAACCCCTTGATGAACAACCCCAAAGTATAGATTGTCTGGATTGTTAGCATTTTCAATAGCACTTTTAATAGTCCACTGAAGTTCTGGATCACGATAAGAAGCAATAGATATAAATATTCTCACTTTATTGCCTCTCTTGTTACCAAAACTATTGCGCCTTCCATCTCTAATGCCTTTTTTAAGTTTAACACATACTGAAGAGCCTGTATTTTATCGTCATGAACCATTTTTGCAAATTTATATTCATTTAACTTAATAGTTAAAAAATATTCATTGTCAATTAACTCTATATTAAACCCTTTTGGAGGCACTACGGAGTGAAAGGCTCTACGCATTTGATCTGTATACACTACTATTCTCGTTTCCAATGAAGATAAGATTTAATATAAACAGCAGCATAAGCCAAGGCACTAAATATAAAACCATACTGGTCTGTGATTAAAGCATAAGCAATCCAAAGACACTCATTAAATAATAAAACAAACCATCCCCATATGGTCTTGCGACCAACAAAAAAGATTCCTGTTACTCCTATGACAGCAAGAAGCCATGACCAATATTGCATTATTTCTCCATCGTCAATGCCTGCCAGGTATTAGCCCAGTCTTGTTTAGTTTTATGCTTATTAAACTCTCTAGATATATTACCTAGTTCAAGGAACACTCCACCCCAAACACCATACTCTTTACCAGAAACACCGTTAGCAAAGCAAACCTTTGATACTGGACATCTTTGGCACATTGAATCTACAATTGGGCGTACATCTATATTGTCTTCATACTTATCAAAAAAGATATTAGTATCAAGACCAAGACACGCTGCTTGATCTTTCCATAAATGTTGTTTCATTTACTGACCGTATTTGTTTGGAATGTCCCAACCATTACGATCAAGGTTAAAGGTTTTTTGTATGTACCATGCATTTTTTACACGTACTCCGCTTGGAGATGTTCTTGCAAGGTCTGATCTCTTACGCTCTACAACGTCCCAACCAACCCAATCAAGTTCTTTATTCTTTGAAACAATCTTTTCCATGTGTGCTAACGAATTAATTATCATTGTATTCTTTCTTTTAGTAACGGAAGATTCCTACTTCTACATTTTTTGATTCTGCAAAAGTAGTTAGTTTGGATACTGGCTCTTTTGGTTTACTAAGAAATGCAAAATAGTTTACTTGATCCATGTTGTCATGTACCCAACTTTCTGGAACTTTGTAAAACTTTATCTTACGACCCCTTGCTTTCATTCCTCTTTCTGAAAGGTTTGAAAACTCTGAAACAAAAGAATTGACCCTTGTTGGACCAACAGAATAAATTATAAAATCTTTTTCTTCTTCTTTCATTCCAGACAAAGCAACACTTATAGCACGAAGGAATAGGTTATAGTCATCAAACTCATTAGTTCCCTGCACTGCCACTATCATTTAGTTTCCCATTCGTTAAGTTATCCAGGATGAATAACATCTTATCTATTTCTTTTTTTGACATCTTGGTTGTATCTAAAGGTCTACCAGTTTCTGGCCTGACCTTTCCATCTACTGTATCTCCAACATAGAACATGTTATTTGATACCCAATATGCTTTTTGATCTATTATGACTACCTTAGTTGTTTGTTTTTCTTTCCAAATTTTAGATTGAGAAGTAACAACTTTATCATCAAAAATGTCCTTAAAGAAAAAATCTTTTAGTATATTGTGCATATCGCTTTGGCGATATAGTATTTTATTAAAAGACTTTTTTCTTTTTTTGTTCATTACTATAATTATAGAGGAAAAGGCTATCAATGTCAAGCCCACAATAAGGATATAATTCAACTTTACTCCTTTAAACTAAATGGACTTCCTTGCCAAACCTTTTCTGCTTTGTTTTTTTCACGCTCAACAATGCTGCGACTCCACGCAAATCCTGCATCTCCACCCCATGCGTCCCACATTATTCTTCCATTAGATGGAAATTCTGGACCATCAAAGAACCCTTTACCTTTTTTATCTACTTCATGACGAGAAAAAAATGAGTACATTCTCTTAACAGTATCAAGAGACATTGATGCACCATTAACAATATCTGTTGCTCTACCCCAGCCTACTGGGGTTCCTGCACCAGTTGCTTTTCCATCTTCTTTCCACTTCAGGGCACGTCTTGCTGCAGCCTTCATGCCTGCATTAGGTGAGTATGTATCTGCCATTACTTATCCTTCTTTAGATGCTTCACTTCGTATGGACCAATAATAGATTTAACTGTACCGTTTTTGTTCATGCGTACAATCTTTCCATCTTTGATTTGTGTTGCATTAAATGATTGTGTTTTTTTCTTTGGCATTATTTTAAAAATCCATTCCAAAAATTATCTGATCCCAATTCTTTTTCAGACTTATATGTTCCACCACGGCGCTTGTATTCTTGAACAACCCAAGAGTTTGCAACTGCAGATGGATAAACGTCAAACTTATCTTTTGCTGCTTGCACAACTCTTGCATAAAGTCTTGGGTTAGAAGGTGTTGAGCCACCACGACGTGGTTGAATCATTTCACCATAGTTAGGCTTTTTTGCTTTTTCCATTTCGTCTTCCATTTCTTGTGATTTTCCAATTGATGAATCATACATTGCCATTGCAACTTCTGAATCCATCTCTTCGCTATCCTCTTCCATGTTGTGATTATTTATGTCTGCAATTTTTGCATCCTTATACATCATTCCAATACTATAGGCTGTTGGTTCCCACTTGCCGTCTTCTTCTTCATAAATTCTTACAGACATTGCTGGATTCTCTGGTGGCATAGACTCAAGAGCATACTCTGACCCAGGCGTACCCAATGTCCCACCTTCAACCATAATATGCTCTACAACGCCATGCATAACACCCTCAGATGTCATGCCCATAACAAAGTCGCCTTCTTTTATCATATACCGATTATATCAGACTTTACCTTTGCAGGAGTCTTTTGACTTCTTCTAGTGCCCAGATTTCTGGCTTAGTAAGTTTGGAGATCTCAGCCTTGTCAATACCCTTTTCAGATATAGTAACTACTGGATCTGGCAAGAAAAAATCAATATTTACATAGCCCTTTTCCCATAGGTTTAATAGGTCTCTATTTACTGTCTTAAGATGATCCTCATACATATCTGGCATAATCTCTTTCATCTTAGATGTTATTGCATATAGAAACTCTCCAGTTTCAGAGTCAACTCCAGCAACCTCTAAGGCACCCTCAAGTATAAGATTTTTTATTAGTTCATCTTCATTGTTGTTCATATCTAATTAACTCCTCTAACTGTTGCCTTGTTTGTGCGCCAGTTACACGATGAATTTCAGTGTTATCTTTCATTACTACAAATGTAGGAACAGATTTAATCTCAAAATCTTTAGTCATTTCAATCTCTGAATCAACATCAACTATAAAAAATTTAGCCATGATTTGTTCACGGTTTAATTCTTCAACAATTGGTTTTGTTTTTTTACAAGGGTTACACCAATCAGCAGTAAAATAAAGAATCATTTTCATTTATCTTGTTTTAATTTTCCAGGTCATAACCTTTGGACCTTGATCTATCATCTCAAACATGTTATGTTCAAACTCATCTCTAAGTTGCATGTATAGTTCTGGATGAACCTCTTGTAACTTATCAGTAATTGAGTATGTCATCTCGCCAGATTGATCAATACCAGATATCTCAATTGCACCTTGAATAATTAAATGCTCTAACAAGGCTTGACTTTTTATATCCATTACTTACCTGATTTTAGTCTAGCCTTTTTAAGTGCCTCAAAGTCTTTAACCTTTGTATCACCTAGATAGCCCCATGCGTAACCATCATTGATCATCATGTCATTTAGAGATACTGTGTTGCCATCTACGTATACCCAGCCCAAAATGCGACCATACTTTTCAGATGAGTCCATCTTTTCAGTCTTAATAACAACAGACTTGGCATCCTTTAAAGACTTCTTTAGATACTCCTTGGCTTCTAGACCAAGAGCCTTTTCAGCAAGATCTTTTGTGCGAGACTCAGGGGTATCAATACCAGCCAATCTTACACGGGATGCAAATAGAATATCAAAACCTAAATCAATAAGAACATCGATGGTATCTCCATCTACTACGTTCTCTACTTTTCTTACATAATATTCATACATTAGTAGTCTTCCCCTTTTGACTTGTTCTCAATAAGTTTATGTCTTTCATCAAGGACGGTTATTGCAAAAGAAATCATTTTCTTATATCCTTCAGGATTATCCATAACCTTGTTATAGTGATGACCGCAAAATAATAACTCTCCGCTTAATCCAGTAACTTTTACAAGCGCTTCTGCACTGCATCTGTCACAACGATCATGAGGTGATAGTTGCCATTCTTGCTTTACTTCATCTTTAATCATTGTAAACATTATACTACTACTTTCTGTTATCAGTGGAATAAAATCCACTACCGTTGAATACTGCTGTTACATTAGAGTATACACGTTCCAGTGGTAGAGTGCAAGTTTCACACTCATACCCTGGATCGGTATCTTTAATAGATCTTTGCTTGATTACAATTTCAGGACATTTCCCTGTACATTTGTATTCATAAACTGGCAATTACTTAACCTGATTTCCTTTGGTACCAGAAGACTTCTTAATGTTTTGAGTTGCTGAAGTCTTCTTAGCAGCATCTGCTGATGTTGCCTTAACTGGAGTTGCTGCTAGTTTATTTAATAGTGGTGCATTTTCTTCACCAGAATAAACTGGGCGACCCCAACCAACTACAGCATTAACTAACTTCTTCTTGTTATTCTTAACATAACCACGAGTTTTCTCAACGCACATTCCACCATTGCGCTGATCTCCCTTTGCAGTTCCTGATGTGTTTCCTTCAATAACTTGAATTGTTCCATCACCATTGTTCTTAATGCAAAGACCAACATGTGAAATACGATTTACGCCATCTTCTGGGAAATCAAAATAAATCCAGTCTCCTGGCATTGGATCATCATTGCGAGCATCTGACCAACGTCCTTCTTTTTTAAACTGATCTGATGCTGCTACTGTTGATGCAGACTTTGGAAACTTTGCTACCCCCGCAGTAAATGCACACCAAGAAACGAATGACTGGCACCATGGTTGGAAGTTAACCTTCATCCATGCACCATACTTTGTTTCGTTATCTTTAGGACCTTCAATGGTTCCTAACTCTTTTTTTGCAACCTCAATGATTGCTTCTAGACTACCCTTTGCTGCCATTTTTTATCTCCTAATATTAAGGGGCAGTTTATAAAGACATACCCAGGTCTCTTATACAATTATAGCCTATATACTACTTTTTAGCAACTTTGATTTCAATAGTCTTTGGCTTTTTATCTTCAGGAATAATACGATCTACATTAATATGTAGCATACCATCCTTCATTTCTGCACCAGTTACTTCCATATATTCTCCAAGAGCAAATGATCGTACAAATTTACGACCAGCAATACCCTTGTGAACAACTTCTGCATCTGTTACTTCCACAATTTCACCCTTGATAATCAATGTTCCATTATCTACTGATACATTAATATTTTCCTTAGAAAATCCAGCAACTGCTATAGATAGTCTATATGTATCTTCATCTAGTTTAAGAAGATCATATGGAGGATATGATTGTGAATTTGTTTTATGTGCTGTGTTCAAACGGCTTAACTCTCTGTTAAAGCCAATAAAAAAAGGATCATTAAATAGATCCATTGCATGTGTTACTACCATTTTATTCCCCTTTCAAGCGAATAAGTTAATAGGTCCCATAAGGCGACCTAATACTATTATATCAAATATTTGGAGCGAAAGACGAGACTTGAACTCGCAACATTCTGCTTGGAAGGCAGAAACTCTACCAATTGAGTTACTTTCGCTTTGCTGGTCTGGCAGGTCACGATCCTGCGACTTCCGAATTAACAGTTCGGCACTCTACCAACTGAGTTACAGACCAAAACCTATTAATTTAAAAGAGAAGCATATTTCCCTATTTTTGGTAATGAACCTACAAATACATCCCAAGATTCATCTTTAATTTTGTTGACTGCTAAAGATGCTGCTATTACTGTTGCAACTGAAGTTCCATCAATTGCAGTCATTTTGCCACGATAATCAGGAATCTTTAAACATGACTTTTTAATAAAATTAACACAATTTCTTGATATAATCTTTGTAGTTTTATTAATATTACTAAATGAAACCACTTTTCCGTTAGCATCTGCACCAGCAACAGAATATACTCCAGTTACACAAGCAGGAAACCCGATATGATTTTTCTTTGAATCGTTACCAGTTGCTACAAAGGTTGCAACATTATTTGACTTTAAAGTAGCAACGGAAGACTCAACTAAAATATCTTTTGGACAGGTTCCTGCTGGAAAGTTACTTCTAGACTGACTAATAGATACTGCCTTAATATTAAATTTAGATGAGTTAATTGAAATCCATTCAAGAGCACGAGCCATTGATACTCCATGTTGCGTAATCATTGAAAATGTGTCATAAACTTCTTCATCCGAAATGCGAATAAATACAATTTTAATATTTGGATTAATTACTGTTGCAATTTTTGCCATGTTGTAACCATGATCAACATCTTCAATGTTAAAATTATTTACTGATGCAGTTCCTTTTCCCTCAGAAAAAGAATAAGAGCCTATTGAATCTGTTAATGTTTTACCATTAGGACAAGTGTTTAAAGTAAAACAAACTTCATAAACGACATTTGTAAACTTTGATGAGTCAATTGCTGTATCAATAATTGCAATTGTTTGATTTTCTGCTGCTTGAACTGGTTGAACTAATACAAGTCCAAACACTAATGCTAACAAACCCACTACTTTTTTCATTTTTTCTCCATGTTAATTTTCTTTGATTTTAATTACTACTTGGCAAGGGTCTCCGCCCTCTTCCCATTCTTTCTGTTCTTCTTCATTCATATAGGGATCACCCTCATGAGTATTACAGAACGGTTCAGTTACCCATCCCCGTTCAATTCCGTTTTCAAGCCAAATCTTAAACTCTCTATAGTCGGAGTCTTTGTCTTGCATATTATTTAAAATTTCTTCCCACTCTTCTGACATATTATAAGTATACTCCTAAAGGCTTACTACGTCAACTGGCCCCATGCATGATGGGTTAAATTTAATTGCAGCATTGACTGCTTGCATTACTCTATTCCTTGCATTTTTTTGTTTATCTGTTGCGTATAGAACTCCATATGCATACTCTGCTCCAGAACCCATAGCCAAATATGGCAGGGTATATTTAGATAAAGACATATCTGCAGAACTATGTTCATAGATCTGTCCACGAACACAGATAATTAAACCAAGATCTCCATCTTTAGATGTGTCTACCCAAAACTCATTATAGAATTCACGAAGTTCTTTAACAAACCTTGTCTGCATAAACTTGTCTGTATCTTTAATATTTGGAGCAGTTGGCCTAAAGTTGTATCGGATTCTTTCTCCGTCCATTGCACCTGCATATCCAATAAGGTAAGGACCTATCTTCCAAACCTTTGGCGCTTCAAGTGCTAGAATGGTACCGTCATCTGATGCTCCACGATCTCCAGCCATGTAAACTTTATCTTCATGGCGCACAACAGCAATACAGGTCATGACAAAACCCCTCCCAGATTAGGTATATTTAAGTATACCAGTTCCCCAGGAGGGGTGTCAAGCAAGGTCTAAAATATGACTAATTAGCCTTTTTGTCTACTGATTTAAACGCATCATTGATTTCTGCCAATGATAGTTTTCCATCGTCCAAAAAAGCCCTAGCCAGCCTTTCAATAACTGTTGCTACTCCTAAGAGTCCTGCAAGCATAACTGCCTGAACAGTGTCAATTCCTACTACGGCTCCTGCTCCCAAGACTGATAGTCCTGATGCTGCGAATACCGCAAGAATTCTCATTAAGATATTTGTTATTGCTTTCTGTGGGTGCTCCTGCTTTGGGGGTTGTACTACTTTTTTAACTGCCATTATTTATCTCCTTTTCCTGCAAAGTATCCACCAATAATTCCTATTAGTCCTACTAATGCATTTTGTACTAATGCGATTGCATTTTCGTTTGTTCCATATTTTTCACCTGATGTTGATTGTTGGAGAAGCATTGAAGCATATTCTCCAATAACTACAAGACCAATGAAACCTAATATACCTAGGGTAATTACCCACATTAATTTATCTTTCATTATTTATCCTCTTTTCTTAGCGGGATTGTAACTAGCCAGATTACTGTTGTTATTAATACTGCAATACCAACAATGTCTCTTGCTGATCCCGTCAAAGTTAGCCATGCGATAAAGAAGCCAAGGAGGGTGAATGCCTGTGCAATTAATTCCATTCCTGCGTCTCTAAACCACTTAGTTAATCCTTTTAGCATTTTCCCTAACAGGTTTATGGCTTTATTGATTGTTTTCATTTATTCCTCCTTATTACTGATGCCGCAATTTGTGATGCAATGACCACTGGGACAATTACTTCTTGCGCTTTCTCTCTCTGATCATCTGTCATATCCATACCCAACTCAGAAAAATTGGATAGGAGTTCTGTAACATCCACTTCAAATACTGCTCCAAGTGGGTCTTCAAGAAATGCTTCTGTTTGTACTTCTGTTGTTGCATCTGCTAATGTAAATGGCATTGGTGCATCTCCTGCATCCCCTGCTCTTTCTGCGAACTCAACAAATGCTGCTGCTACTGCAGGATCTGACTTCATTGCCTCTGCTACCTTTGCAACCTCTGCTGCAGAAATACCAAGGTCTTTTGCAACCTCTGATTTGGCTTCTTGTGTTAAAGACTTAAGTGTTTGACTTACTGCTGCTGTTTGCTCTACAGAAAGTTTAACTAATTTATTATCCTTGCTTGTAAGGTTTGCAATAACACCAGATAAATCTTCTGCATTTCCTGTACCCTTTTGTGGGATCAATGCTGCTAACTCTGCATCCTTTATAACTGGATCAATATTTTCTGCTGGTTTAAAGTCTGGTCTTGGTAGTGGCTTTGGCTCTGGAGAAGGCTCAACAGGAGGCTCTGGAGTAGGCTCTGGCTTTGGTTCAGGGCTTGGGACAGGTGTAGGCTTAGGCTCTTCTGGCTTTGTTGGCTCAGGCTTAGGCTCCTCTTTTGGTGGCTCTGGCTTTGGTCCTGGCTGTGTAGGCTTTGGTCCTGGTTCTTCTGTAGCGGTATTGTTAGTTTGCTTTGGTTCTGGCTTATCTGTTGGTGGTGGGGAAGGCTTTGGCTTTTCTGGTTCAACAGTTGGCTTTGGAGAAGGTTCTGGTTTAGGCTGGTTTGCTGCAGAATTGGCTGCTGCTTGAGCAATTGCTCTTTGAATTTCTCTTTGTGATTGCTCATCATAGTAACGCCATGCGTCATCAATTGCACCATTTACATCATTGACTGCATTATTAAAATCATTTATGGTATTATTCTTTTCAGACAAAGCATCTGCTGTATCATTTACTGCGTTGTCATATTCAGATTCTTTATTAGTTAATGTTTGATTTAATGAATTTAGTGTTGCAGTCTCTTGGTTATAAACATTTAATTTGTCATTATATTCTGATAAAGCATTGTTGTAGTCTTGCTGTGCTGCATTTCTTGTTGCAAGTGCTTCATTGTAAGCATCTGTTTGTGCTTGTGTTGGTCCAGATCCAGAAGAAAATGTACCAAGATTACAACTAAAGTTTTGTCCCCACACTCTTGGATTTCCAGCATAGTCGCAACCTGCACCAGTCCAACCTAAACTGCCAGATGAATTATATGGTATTCCCCATCCAAGATGATAGGAACCTGGCCCTCCACCGTTATACCACCAGATTTCTACATTAAAAGTCTTATCTGTTGTAACATCATAGGTTGGTGAATATGGGCTCCACTCTGTTCCCTGCTCTTGCCAATTAT